GCGTAATAGCTCCCATCCAAACACTTCTTGGTATCACCTATGAAGACCCTAATCAAAGTCCTAGTCATCGCGCTTGTCGCGCTCTTCGCCAAGTCGGCCGCAGCGGCCGATCTCACGGTTGTGTCGTCCATCTCGGCCACCACGCCGGCCACCATCCTCACTGGTGGCAAGTACGTGGTGACGCAGATCAAGTTCTTGAACTCCTCGGCCAGTTCCAACGTGGCTACGGTCAAGTTCTACGATTCGGCGTCCAATGACACCAACTATGTCCAGGCCGCTTACACCAGCTATTCGCTGATTTCCACCAACTACGCGACCACGTTCACGAACGCGGCCGGTATTGTTGTCACCAACACCTTCTCCGGTGTTTACACGCTGGCCACGGCTAACGCGGCCTCCACTAACGAACGTCCCAGTTTGTTCGGCCCGCTTGCGATGCCATACAATACTTGGACCACGGTTCCCAATATCTCCATCGAACCCAACATCGGCTTGACGATCTACTCGACGCAGGCCGGCACGCTGGAGACCACCTACCGTAAGATTACCCCGTAAGGTCACGGGTCAATAGCGATTGTCGGCCGGGCTCAACGCTTAATAAAGAGCCCGGCACTTTAATATGGCTACCGACTACCCAGTAAGGATTCTCCTTAAGCGGCTCCAAGACACGATCAATGATTTGATCGACCGGATAGCCACGATGTCAGATAACAGCGCTAATGTGCTCGTCACGGCTTCCACTGTTGCACAGATGACGGCCCTGACATCGGCCCCCAAGTTTGTTCGCTGTTCTAACTACGCCGGCACAGACGGTTATATTTCCTTGTGGGTGACTGGCGGCTCCGGCCCGGCTAACGGTTTCGATGTTCTTCAATCCTCGGCTAATCCCTCCCTCTTCTTCGAGCGTATCTACGTAAAGGAACCATGAAGAAATTTCTGACCTTAATCTTTACCCTAGCCTCCGCCCTGTCCATTTATGGTCAGGGTTCGATGCGTACTGTACAGACGCTCGATCAGCTTTTGGCCATCAATCCGGCCGCCGTGGGTGTCGGCTCCAGTATCACTAACACGGTCTATTCGGTCCTGGCCCGAAACTCTTCTCTTCCTTATAACGCGGCCCGAACTTTCCGTAATTGGCGCGGCACACCTTACACCACGAATATTGCCAATGTCTATCCTGCTGTAGACGGCTCTCAATGGGTGGCCGAGGATCGCACTGCGCCTATTCAGGACTCTACTTGGTGGACGTATTTTAACAACAGTGCGGATAGCACGGCCGCGTTACAGGCTGCGATCAACTCCCAGCCTAAGGTCCTGGCCTTGATGACCGATGCAACTATTACTCAGTTGCTCGTCACTAACGCCATTACATTCCAAGGTTATGGTATAACGTTTTACCAATTTACTAATGGTGTTGCCACCAACTTCATCCAGGTGGCCTCCAATACGGTCAATGTTCGTTTCCAAGGTATCACTTTTGACGGCCGGAATCAAGCGGCCCGCTGTATTCGTGTTGATCAAAATACTGATGGCGAATTGCTTGATTGCACTTTTCAGAATTTCCAGGAATTTAATGTTCCCGGCAAAATCACTACTGTTGCTTTTTATGTCAATGGTGGAGGTACTGCGTGGACCGTTGACTCATGCATCTTCAAAGATTTGACGGGCTTACCGGACGGCGGCATCGCTACCGGCACTGGATTTACGTGTGGTATTTACATCAATCGTGAGTTTGGTAGCGGCAGCGGGGCCTCTTCTGTTAAGCCTAAGCGAATTGATATTGTGCGCAGCAAATTTCTTCGCATTCTTCCTGGCGAAGATTCTGATGCGATTCGCTGGACAGACTCCGGCTGGGTTTTTGACGATATTAATGTCAGTGTTGATCACTGTTATTTTGAAGATATTGGTAAGCGTGCTTTTAAGGCGTCGGGCTCTGGTGGGCAGTTTGTCAACAATATCATCACAAATTCTTTTGATGGCTCTTTTCAGGCGACTGGTTGGGTTGATGTCGGCAACTTGAAGGAACAATATGCCGTTGTGTCGCTTTATGGGCGAAACCTCCTTGTAGCGAATAACAGATATAACGGCGGCCGGATTCGGCATTTCTTCGAGTCTACTATTAATGAAGACACGCCTCTTCCTGCACGAAATGAGATTTATGGTAACATTTTTGTTCTATCTACGAATTGGGGCCTGAATGGTTTGTCTGTAACCAACATCGGACAAGGTACGATGTTTGGTGGAATTTACCGCTCTTCTGATATAAATGTGCATGACAACTATGGTGAAGTCGTGCAATTTGGTGTTCAAGTTTTTAGCGGTTCTACAAATATTTCCATTCGTGATAACCATTTTGTTGGGTTGGCTAACACCAATAACCTTGTTGAAGCCGCGTCCACTAATGGTTGGGGCCGCGGTGTGCGCCTAGGCAGGTATTCCACAAATGGTTATGTTGGTGGTGCTGTGCAGAATGCCGTTATCAGTGGCAATTTCTTTGACAACTTCGGGGCAGCAATTGATTTGTCTGAGACGACTAATACGTTTATCGGAATGAATTATACGAATCGGCTTAACCGGGCAATTGTCATCAACGAAACTGCACCTGATGGTAGTTTTTGGCCTGCAGATATTCAAATCAGCGGTGGTAATTACGGGGCTATTACGTTATTGCGGCAACTTGAGCTTGCGTATGAAGATACGGACTCTTACTCATCGCATACAAACCGTCGCGGCGGTTTGCTTTGGGATCGAATTGATCAAGCTCCGGCTTTTTGGGACGGTGCAAAATGGTCGTCTCTGCAGGGTTATACGCGTAAGAACCAAACAGGCGGCGCAACGGATACTACGCATTGGTATCGTGTTGCCACAATGTGGGATAAAGGTTATACTACGCGAGGTTCTACAAAGATCACAATTGGTTCAGGCGGCGGGCCGGCTACATCATCTGCGGCATTTCAAGTAATTAACAATTATTCGGATGCCCAGATTTTAATGGAGCACAACTTTGCTGTGGCAGGTATAGGTGGCGGCTCGCCAATCAGTGCTGTACGTGTTGTGCGCGATACACCAAATGAAAAGCTTCATTTTGATTTCCAGCCTGCAAGTGCCTTGAATTCTTTGCTTGGAGTTGAAGTACAACCAGACTGGACTACACAGGCCGGGATGGAGCCTACTAATTCTTGGCAGGCGGTTCAGTTTACTGATATGGGCACAAGCCTTTCAGGTACAGAAGTCCAAATTGGTTATATTTCTAACATAACTTCAAAAGTCTTTGCTTTCAACGGCGATCAGTGGAACTGGTGGTTCGGGCCGGATAAATTTGGTATCGGTGAAGGCCCGCTTTCGCGATTCTATATCAGTAACTCTGTACCTACCACGGCTCATGCTCCTATCTTTACTTATATTGATGGTGCGATGAATCAGTTCATGCGTGATCCTACGTCGGGCGTGTTCTACGCATCGACCTACAAGCAGCCGCATCAAGTGATCGGCTGGGGTATGGGTCTGACCAACTCCGGTACCAACGTTTCTGTGTCGCTTGCGGCCGGTACAAACATTACTATCACGTCGCTGGGTAATACGTATGTGATCAACTCCTCGGCGGCCAGTTCAGTCACCTACACAAACGGTGTGACCAATTCGGCCGGTGTGGTGAGTGGCACCTATTTGCCCGGCGCAAATGTAACGTTCACTACGAATGGTAGCTCCATTACGATTGCCTCCACGGGCGGCGGGTCTGGGCCAACTAACGGTTCAGCGGTTTACGTCAAGGGTACCGGTGTGACAACGATCAATCTCATTGCCAGCGGCGAGCTTGATCCGACGTACTCTGGCACGAACTTGACCTATGCGATTGTCGGCAACTCCATTGCTACCAACAAGATTGACTCTACGTTTTATGCTTGGATTAACGACAAGCAATCGGCGTTGAGTTTCTCCACAGGTGTCACCAACTCGGGCGGCACTGTTACTGCGGCACTTGCGCCGGGCAGCAATGTGACGTTTACCACGAATGCTAACACGATCACGATTGCTTCGGCCGGTACGTCGTATTCGTTCACGAATGGTGTGACCAACTCTGCGGGCATCGTTCAGTCGGCACTGGTCGCCGGCGCGAATATTACACTGTCCACCAATGCGGGGGCTATTACCATCACGGCTGCCTCTGGTGGCGGGACCACAAATGGTACTCCGGTGTATGTCAATGGTGTGCAGCCATCGTCAGCGAACTTCACCAACTCAGCTGAAATCACGTCCGCGCTTTCGGGCACGAATGTTACGCACTCGATTGTTGCCAACTCGATTGCGACGAACAAGATCGACAGCACATTCTATAACTTCATCAACAATAAGCAATCGGCGTTGACGTTCTCGACCGGCACAACCAATTCCGGAGGTACGGTTACGGCTGCCCTCGCCGCGGGTACGAACGTGGTGTTTACGACCAACGCGAACACTATCACGATTAACGCCGTCTCGACTAATACCGGAGGCAGCGGAACGACATACGCGTTCTTGACTGGCTTGACCAACTACGCCGCGACCAATGTGTCGTTGAATGTTGCCGCCGGAACAAATGTCGTATTCACAACTAACGGTACGCAAGTGACGATCAATGCTTCCGTACCTTCGAGCGCGGGCAGTGCAACGACTGTACACAAGGTTATTGGTACTGCGACGTTTAATTGGTCAAACACGGGTCCGCATACCGGCGTGATGAACTCTTATACAAACACGGGAGTCATTACGAACTACACGGCGAATAGTGGCGGAAGTTCCGATCCGCTGGCGATTTCGTTCGATCTCAGTGGTGTAACAACCACTAATTACGTGGTTAGCTTGGATTCTGATGCCACCGTGGCCGTGTGGGGTAATGTGTATTGGGTCGAGGATGGCTACCGCAAAACTAACCAGGTCAAGCTTGTTATCGGATCGGCGGCTGGTTCGTTGTATTTTGCAGGAAACGGTTTTACGCAGCGCGTCACGATTTATGAACTTGCTACTGTTGGTGGCAGCGGCGGCTCGTCTCCAACGACCACCCGCGGGGATGTCATCGTGCGCGGCGCCACCAACGACGGGCGACTGGCTATCGGAAAACTGGCGTCGTTCCTCGCATCGGACGGCATCGATCCGGCGTGGATGACCCCGGCGCGGCTCTCTCAGTTTTTTGACGACATGGTTTACGTTTCGGTGCCGTCGGTTGGTGGTGGAACGGTGGCTGGAACTACAGCCAACGGATCAGGTGCCGGAGCGACTCTTCTGGCATCCGAGGCTGGAGAAACCGGCATTATTCAGCTCAACACCGGGTCAACCTCCACTGGGAACAACCGGTATCAAATTGGTGGCAACTCGGCAAACACCGTGCTGTTTGGATCGGCAACGCACTTCGCGGCTGCGCGCGTGAAAATCCCAACCGCGTCGAGTGCCACTGACAGGTTTTCGTTCAGATTCGGATACTACGACACAACCTCTGGAAACGCTGTCGATGGAGCGTACTTCGATGTGACAGACAACATCAACTCAGGCAACTGGGTGTTGAAGAACTACTCCAACTCCACGGCAACGACAAACGCTACAGCTGTAGCGTCGGTGGCCGGTTCTTGGGCTACACTGCTTGTGCTCGTGGATTCCGCTGCGTCGGCAGCTCAATATTACGTCGACGGAACGCTCGCCGGAACAGTAACCGGAGGTCTTCCTACCGGGGCTGGTCGTGAGACGCGCGTCACTGCTATTATTGAGAAAACCGGCGGAACCGCTGGTACCAACTCCGCCAGCGTCCAACTTGGCTTCGTGTGGACAGGAACCCTTTACCCAGCCGAACGATGAACCCGTGGATCACAGTGCTCTTGTTCTGGGCGTTTTGCGTCTCTGCTTCGGCGGACGTTGCGTTCATGATCTACACGAACGACCCCAGTGGAATTCCCAACGGTTGGCCAGCCACGGCGCCGCGCGAACTTGGTACGAACTCCTCACCGCGCGACGGTGAAGTCGTCATGACGCGATCGGAATACGAGGCTCATATTGCTTCCATCAAGACGGCGAAGGACGCGTGGAACAAGGCGCAGGAGAGCAAGGAACAACCTCCGCTGGTGTGGACGGCTAAAGAGTTCGATGAGCGGGTGGAGGCGATTGCTCCCGGAGCTTGGGACAAGCTGGAGGATTTGGCGGTCGATCCCGAGACACCTCCGGAGACTAGGAAAATCATTCGCGCTGCCATCCGATTGAGTTCCAAGGCCGTCGAGGTCGTATCGACAAACCCGGACACGATTCGATTCATGGCCATGGCGGTCGCGGTCGGCGTCGTTACGCAGCAGCAGGCGGACCATATCCTGGGCAAAGCAAAATGAACCGCTGGCTGGCAATCCTGGCGCTGGTGGCCGTGGCAATCTGCGGATGCCGCGGAAATTGGGACGGAAGCCATTACAAGAAACCCCTGGTCCAACATGGATTACATCGTCACCAAGCCGACCGAATTTGACCAAGCATGCAGCCTGGCTACCGCCGGATATCTTGGATATGCTTATTTCTTCGTGGACGGCACGCTCCAAGCTACCATTACCACAGGCATACCGCTGGGCGCCGCGCGTGGTACGGGTGTACGTTGCGTAATTGAATCTACAGTTGGTGCCAATCCGGATTTGATGGAAATTGACTATCTTCACGTCGAACAATTCTATACTCCTGCGCGCTAATGAAAAAAATACTGTTCCTGAGCTTGCTGTTTGCGGCGACTGCCAAAGCACAATTCTTTCTTGTGCTTACACATGGTGCGGCTAATACGCCCGAGTCTCAAAAAGGGTGTCCAACAAATTGGCCGTACCTCACCATTAAATCGGCAACAAATGCCTTGCCCGCGACAAATGCATTGCCCGAACAAGGCGACTGGCAGGTGTGGTCAGCCGAAGAATACACAAACAAACTCGCCGAATTAACGCCCGTCAAAGATGCGTGGAACAAGGAACGCACGCGGCTCGAGGCAGAGCATGAATGGTCGGCGCTTGAGTTCTATAATCACGTCGAAACTAATGCACCTGGCGCGTGGGATCGAATGGACGCTGCGGCGGCAAACACGCAGTTACCAGATGATATTCGTGCGCTTGTGCGTAAAGCTATTCGACAATCGCAACTCGCAGTAACGGTAAGAAACAATAACACCGACACAATGGCGTTCATGCAACTCGCCGTTGCACTTGGTGTGCTGACACAAGAACAATCCGACAAAATCCTGCACCCATGAAATACTTATTACCATTTCTATTTCCATTCGCTACGCCCGCACTTGATGTTTACGTTACGTGGGAAAAGTCGCCGACAGCTGAAATGGTGACGGAATACAAAGTTGAGTGGAAACCTACACTCACGGCGTCGAACTGGATCGTCTTGCCGGCTGTAACAAACAACATTACTGAAGTAAAACTTCCACCAGCACAGTTGCTTGTTGGGCAAACATTGGTCGCCCGTGTTACGGCGCGAAACTTTCTCGGTGAATATGGGCCAATCTCTGATCCGGCACATTTCACTATTCCGTCGGGTGTTTCAACCAGCACACCGTTAACAAAACTAAAAGTACAAGTAAGCGCAAAATGAAAAACCTGTTGTTCATCATCACATTGTTCATCGCCTATGCGGTACACGCAGCTGAGTGGTCAAAAACCTGCACCATCTGGTTCAACGCCGTTGGTGCCAATGTCGAACCAAATGGCATTACCAACTACTTCGAGCCAGCGAATCCGTCGCCAATGCCGGTATACAAAATCTTCGAGAATGCGTATACTGCTAGTGGTGAAACTGGGCTGCCTCATCACCACTACACTTTTCGCGCAACGTGCGAAGTTGGTACGTCGTACGTTTTTACTGACAATCACGTAACTGATCCGACCAGTCCTGCGCGCACAGCGTCTGATCACATCTTCGTGCAATTCGTCAACTACGGTATTCCTTATGCCATTTGGCCGGGTGGACATGGCGAACAAGTTGGCTTTACTGCGATCGTTCGCAATGCGTTGAACGGCCAGTATGTCTGCGACAACGGCTACCTGTGGCCCGGCGATAGCTGGGCTGTATGGGTCGTCGACTTTAACTGGCAACGGCCTGATGAATTGAAAGTGCGTTTCGTTGATTCCGGAAGCTGCACGTCGTACAATTGTCAACCACAAAACGTGTACAGTTATGAACTATACTGGGGACAATAATATGAAACACAAAAGTCCAACGCCGTTGATTGATTTTATACTGTATGTGTTTTTCCCTATTGTCGACCTAATGTTACTCATACTGCTGTTCACAGGCTGCGCCGGCAACTGGGACGGGTCCAGTTACAAACACTTGCCCGATAGCACTCACTGGTATTACCGCCGTTAACGGTAACGCCGGCACGCTTATTGCTCATTCCCCACGATGAGTAGGTACCAAGCAATCGCCCGCCTCAACAAGATAAAGCACCTGGGAATCTCCGCCAATATTCTCTTAGGTGCTTTATTCTTGTTCACCACTATCGGTGCCGGCGGTCAGGTGGCCGAAGTATCGGCCGCGGCCAAAGGCATCGAGGTAGCAACAAAGATAGCGGATCTCGCGGCTACTAAGGATTTCATCTGGTTGATTCTGTTCATCTGCGGAAGTCTTGTTTGGGTTGTATTTGTTCTTGTCAATGCCGTATTGAAGCAGGCTAAGGATTCCTCAACATCGGCAGTCGAGACAGCCCAGGCTATTCAACGTCTGTGTGATTTGATTGAAGACCAAACCCCGCTGAGCCATGACCGAAGCAATCGAAAACCCGCAAACAACCATTAAGCCCATGACGGAAAATGGGACTATCGACAGTTCCATTTTCCATGTATCTGTCCGGGCCTGGTTAGCTCTGCTGCTATGCAGCACGGTGTGTTACATGAGCATCGCCGGGGCCGAGGTTAAGGAACCTTTATACACCTTAGTAGGTGCGGCTATCTTCTACTACTTCGGCTCGCAGCAAAAGAGGGACCCAAAATGATTGCAAGAAACTCGGCTTTCATCCAGCCTCAAGTAGTTGGGGATATTTCTCCCTTTCAGCCAACTTTCCTAGAGTTGGTTGTCGGGGAGTTTTCCTATGCGACTTCTGACAGTGTGCCGACACTACGGGCCGAGTATCCGCTTGAGAACACTACCGCTTTTACGATACGCCGGCCGATGCCTGATGAGGTGACCGAGAATGATACCTTCGGGCTGGCTGTTAGGTACACACTTTCCACCGGCCAGATTGTTCGCTACGCTTTGTACAAGCCGTACTTGATGAATGGGTTGCTCTATCCAGCCTACGCCGGCCAGAAACTTGGCCCGTCGGCGATCCTTGAGCTTTGGTCGATGCCGGGTGAGTCCGCGATGGAATCTGCTACGGGCTTCACGCTGTACGCCGGCCCGCTGACGATGATCCAACCTAATCAGTACATGATCTGCGGGCCGACGACTCCAACTTCTCAAACTCTAACAGGAACCGCCGTATGAAATATCCCTTTTGGGTAACAGGCTTCAGTGCCGTTTCCGTATCCGGCACGCCGACAAATGCGCAGCTTGACTTGATGCTGTCCGACAGCGCGCCGAATAGCACGGTTGGCGTAGAGGTTCTCTCTGCCACGCCGCCCGATGTAGTCACCTATCCGGATTTAATCCGCTCTCGTTGGGTTAAGCTCGACGGCAGTGGAAACAAAACAGGCGATTTCTATTACCACGACGGCACTTCCTGGCAGCAAGAGGAAGCCCGGCTCGTCGACGGGGCGAACTTGGTGGATGCTTCTGTGCCGATCACCAAGCTCTCGGCCGAGGGAGGTGATCCGTTTGATTTCATTCAGGTCAACTCTACCGGTACGGGATTCCAGTTCGTCTCGACGATTGCGCTGAATAAGCTTCAAGCTAGTATTGATGGTAATTTCATTTACAACAACGCCGGCACATGGATTGCGGCCAATTTTGCAGCGGCTGTAGAGAATTTTGTCTATAATTTCCCATTTGATGTATCTCAGATTGGTGACCGGGACACCACTGGTCTGGCCAATCAGGTTGTGTACTTGACCGCCCCGTCTTCGGGCTGCGCGTTTGCCTATGTCGAAACTTTGCTTCGCACCGGCCAGACGCCGACGAATAAACTTACCATTGGAGCAGCGAATGCGGGGAAATTTGTCAAGGTCAACTCCACGGGCAGTGATTTCGAGTACACATCGACGGTGGTGACCGCATATACCCAAACTTCCAACCTACCTACGGCGGTCGGTTGGACGAATGGTGTGCCGGTTGATCACGGCTATGGTAGCACGCCGTTTAAGACAGTGAAAGTTACGTTGATTGCCAGCGGTGCTGATGCCCAGTATGCAAATGGGGATGAGATTGACGCAGCTTTGCTGAACCAGTCGCCTTCATCTGTGCAGGCCATTAACTTGGTGCGTAACTCGGCCGGCGAGTGCCGGCTGTGTTTGAATTACATCAGCTCAATCGGTGTTCCACAGAAAGAGGCCGGCGCATTTGCTGTGATCAATCCACTGCTCTGGAACTTCAAAGTCGTAATCACCATATGACAATCAAGGACATTGTAGATTTCGTCAAAGATCGTTCTGGTGAGCAGGATGCGGCCACGCTGCTCCGGGAGATTCGTAACGAGTACCGGCGTCTGTGGTACACCCAGGATGTTGAGGGCTGTTTACAGGAAATAGACTTCAATCCCGGCTCGAATCGGGTGATTACGCTGCCTTGGTACGTGCATCAAGTGAAGGCTGTAAGGAGATTGACTGCCACGCCAGTCCGATTGATGACTCCTCGGAGTTTCTTCCAAGACTACAACTGGCGGCAACACGTGGACAGCTTCCGCGTACTCAGCCGGCAGCCGTTGTTTGTCTCCCTCGCCAACGTCGGCCCTCTCACGTTCAAACTTCGGGCGGCTAACGACGAGGAATTTACCCTCACCATCCGCGGGCCGGATGACATGGGTGTGTCAAATATCGAGACCTTAACCTTCTCCCCGGGCGACCGGGAGAAGACTACGACCGGCTCTTACGTTGATGTTCAAACTTTGGGCAAGAACTCCCCAACGGCCGTGGATGTTGAGGTCTATGACATTACGGACACTTTGGTCTCTGTGATTCCTTCCTCACAGACCGAAGTATCTTGTGTCACTCTGCAAGTTGTGGATAAGGCCATCATGCCCTATTCCACGAACTGTAATGTGTTCTCGGCCCTGTACAAGAAGCACATGCCTCCGGTCACCTCGATGGCCGACTCAGTGGCGGAGGATGTCGGCATCGTGCTCCAAGCGAAAGTCGCAGCCGCCCGGCTCGGCATTCGCTTGACTAAAGAATCGGCCGAGTTGTCCAAGGAATACTCCAACGAAGGCGCGGCCATGCGGCTCGCCACGGCCGAATCCGAGGACAACGGCAAAGATCGTATGCTTGATTTTCGGCCCTCCCCATGGACTAGCTTGTATTCCGGCCGCCTATGACATTGAATCAATCCACCTTCGCCGGCGGGATGTCGGCGATATTCGATTCGACCAAGACGCCGGCCGGGCAATACCGGCTGGCCCTGAACGGCCGTGTCCGTAACAATGCTTTTGAGGGGCGGTACAAGTACATCCCATACGACACGCCGACCGGCCTGCATCAGACAGTGTTTGTGTTGGATGATAAGCTTTACGTTATCGTTAACGGACTACTCCAGAAAGTGTTGCTGCCTTCGAGACTTGCTGTTCCTGTCACGCAGGACATTGCCTTGTCTACGACGGCCGATTACATTTACCACTTAGCCGTGCCGGCGCCGAATAACTATATCGTTAACGGGCAGTACAAAACTGAAGTTTCCACATATCCTGAAACGGTCATCCTTCAGGACGGTGTCATCCAACCTTTGCTCTTACTCCCCGATGGAACCTTGCGAACCTCTAAGACTTATGTCGAGTGGAGCTACGACGCACCAGAGTACGTCCCAATCGGCTTGTTCATGGCCACGTCGGGCAACAAGTCATTTATCGTTTCGCCGGATCGTAAGAAAATCTATCAGTCTGTATCCGGCCGACAGCTCGACTTCGTGCTTGACTTCGATGATGAGGGAAACAAACGGGGCGACGCGAGTACGACGGCCCTAGTTGTTGCTACTAACTCCCTCACGGCGGCCGCCCCGTCGCAGAACGGCGGCTTAATCACGTTTACTGAGTACAATGCCTACGCATTTGACCCGGACTCTAACCGGGCTCTTTTCTTCGGCGAGGTTCCGCTGATCCCTCGGGATTTGTTCCCTGTCGGCGCGGTCAATCATTTGTCGTTTTCGTTTGCCAACGGTGAGTCGATCTTCGTTAACGCGGCCGGGATTCAGAGTTTCAATCAGGTGATGCAGGAGTTCCGGGCCAGTAACAACACACCCTTCGGCGCGCCGATTGTCAAGTATCTTTCACTTCCCCTGACCTCAACAGCGGCCGCCACCGTAGACGATTACACCTTCATCGCAGCCAACACCATCTTCGGCCCGGGCATTCTGGTGTTTGACAATCGCCTACAGGCGTTTGTCTCCATTGATATTACCCCCGGTCTGGTCAAGGAATTTGCAGTTCTCTCCTACAATGGACTCAAGCGCTTGTTCTTCATCACGGCGTCCGGACTATATGAACTGCCCATCTATTCCGGCGAGCGAGCTTCAGCGCATATATACCTGGGCGAATTCTCCAGCCAGGAAGCCAACAAAACCTCCCGGGTTGTTGGTGTCAATCTTGGGTTTAATGATGTTAGGGCTACTGGTAATATTGTATGCGAGCTTTGGACTGACAAAAAGCTCAACAACGGGCTGCGGCTCCAACAAGAAGTAGCCTATACCGGCACCGGCGATCTGTCCGGCGAGCCGATGAGGTATCCTCTGGCTGACGAAGTTCAGACGGCCGCGATCTCCTTTGACTTCTGCGACTCCCACCACGGCTATGCGAACGGTGTGTTTGTATCACTAGGTGCGGATGCGAAGTTGGTATCGGCCACCATTGACGTAGAGGAAATGACTACGGCGGCCGCGTTGCCGGTTGGGGAATTGGTCGAGGTTACTGAAGTGTATGTCGGCGGGAACTTGTTGCCGGACAGTGTCGATACGGGTGCAAGCAACGTGGAGCTTTCCCGCGGGCGTAACTACGTTTTCTATACCCCTTCTACGCCGGCCGAGTTCTTGAATGGTGGATCACTCGTCAAGACTCGCACGGCTCCGCAAGCGATTGGCTTCACAGCTAAGGGCGATCTTGCCTCGATTGACGCCAACTCCACTATCATTTCTTATAGCACGGCCGCTGGCTTATTCCCTGCGTCTGCGCGCGCCATCCTGCTTGGGGGAATCGGCGGGCAGAGCCGGCCTCATCCGCTGGCGGCCGTGCTTGTCAACAAGGGACTGGATTACAAAGCTGTGCTTGGCCCGGCCGAAGCTAATAGCACAGATCAGGCGAAGCGTTTCTTCGCTGAGACTAAGTCTATCCAACGAGATGTTATCGAAACGGACTTCGTTAACTTCTATTTGATTTCATTTATCGTCGGCACGGCCGCCGCGACCGTGGATGCAGACGGGGATATGCCGTCTACGCCGGCCGACATGACCGTAACAGGCGATGCGCACGATTGGCTAGCCGGCCAGTTGGCCGATCACGCGGGCGACGGGAAGTTTAATGTGGTTTGTTTCGCCCTACCGCCGTATGCCAAAGGAACATACGCGCCGGGCTTTGCCACACTCCGTTGGGACTTTGCCGGGCTAGGGATTCATGCCGTGATTTCGGGTGGTGATGAAGACTATCGGCTCTACACCAATGGCGTGCATTACATTGTCACGGCGCAGGCCGGCGGCACGGCTACACAACCCTCCGTCTTGCGTTTGTCCTGCACACAAGCTCACATCCAAGGGGAGTTTATCAATGGAAGCGACCTCTACGACGCCTTTACTATCGTTAAATGATATAGCGGAATTGACCTTCGCTAAGTCCCCGGCCGGCGAGTTGGGTATCGGCGCGTGGAAACGGTACCTGTACGATCATCGGGAATTCGTTCACGTTATCGCTAAAGGCGGCCGGCTGCTGGGCATGATTATTGCTAAGAATCAAGAGGGTGATCTGAAAGTTGTGGAAATGATAACCCTGCAGCCCGGCGTTTTCGAAGAGTTTATTCATAGAGCTTTCGAAATCTTCGGCGAGTTCAAGAGTCTTACGTATCATCGCCGAGGAAAGTTGAAAACAATCTCGTATCAACGTCTAAAAGAACTTACACACTATGAGTAGTATGCTCGGCGGAATGATGGGTGGCGGCGGTGGCGGAATGATGGGCGGCATGATGGGCGGCGGTGGCGGCGGCATGTCCGCGCTATCTAATCTTGCCCAAGTCGGCAGCCAAATCAACCAAACAAAGGCTGCGGCCGAAGGCGGCGGCAGCATTATGAACAGTGGCTCCTCCGCTGGTCCCGGGCAGCAGGGGCAGAACAATGGCATGGGCGGGCTGGCCGCTATGCTCGGCAAAATCTTCAAGAAACCCGTGGAGTCCACGACTCGGGTCAACGACACTTCAATCGCGAAAGGGCTTGACTAATGAGCGACTGGTTTGGAACAGGTAAAGGTCGGGTAGATAATACCGACGAGTCGACGGCCGAAGTGGCACAAGCGCTTCAGGCGTATCTGCCATCCGTGCTCCAAACTATGCGCGGACAATATCAGCCTCAGGCGCAGGCCGAGATTGATGTTGCCAAGATGGCCAGCCCGCAACTGAACAATCTAGCTATCGACTTGTTGGGGAATCAGGGCAGGAAGATTTCGGCCATCGGCCGGGAACTCGGCCAAGAGGAGGGTCTTACCGCGGCCGAGACGGAGAACAAGATCATCTCTGGTACGGGCGCCGACACGGCCCGGAAAGCCTTGGCACTTCAGAAGGAGTATGATCCGGAGTATTTCCAAGGCCGGGAGAAACTGCTGGAAGGTTTGAGCCGATCCTTTGCGGCGCTCGGCGACCCGAACAAACTTTCCAAGACGGAGGCCGAAGGTGTTGCGAGGGGACTGGGGCGCACTAATTGGAACGTCGGCTCGCCGACGCAGACGTACTTGAATGCCATGACGTTTGGCAATAACCAAGCGGCGCGCCGGGCCGAGTTGAACACCCTCAATCAGACGGCCGCGGGTGCAATTCCTGCCCTGAAGTCCGGCCTCGATGCGGGCAGCGTTGCTACCCGCCGCACTTATGTACCGAACTTCGGCCAAGCGCAGTACCAAGGCATCCAGACGCCCGGTGTGGATACTGTGAACACGACCGGCAACAACATGATGAATAACATCTTCGAGACGGATCGCAACCGTCAGCGGGTCTACGCCGAGATGCAGAAGGGCAAAGGCATTGGCACGGGCACGATGAACTCGATCATGTCCGTCGCGGCCATCGCGGGCTGCTGGGTTGCCCGGGAAGTTTATGGCGAAGACAATCCTCGTTGGCGTGTGTTCCGGTCCTGGCTGTTCAACGATGCGCCGAAGTGGTTGTATCGTGGCTATATGAACCACGGCAAGCAGGTAGCAAGGTGGCTTAAGCGGCTACCTATTCTGAAGCTGTTCCTCCGGCCCGTGATGGACCTTGCTGTAAACTCTAAGCTCAAGTAATCCTATGGCTGACGTAATGGATTTGTTCAAGGCTCTGCCCTACGGGCTGTTCGATAAGCGGACGTGGAGTCCCACGGCCCGGGATGACTTTGCTAAGAAACTTGCTGATGAAGAATCAATGCGGCAATACGAGCGGCAAGCGCAGCTGCAAGCCGAACGGGCTAGTCAGGAGCAGGGCATTCAAGGAGCCTTCCAACAGAAGGCTTACGATCTGGCTGCTTCTAAGGAGAAGGAGAATCGTGAACGCTATCGGCAGGGGATGTATAACCTGAAAGCGGCCGATACTCTCCGCACAGTACCTGAGATCAATCCCGAAGAGCTTGATGCAATTGCCCGGCACTTCGCCGAGCAAGCCGTTGGCGGCATGGATGCCGGGAGTGGTGTTGAAGCTGCCAAGAAGGGCATCGGCGCGGTGCAGACGCTGGGTACGGAGCCGGACATTGCAGCCAACCGGGCAGCGGGGGAGGTAGCCGCTGCTAAGTTGCTCAATCAACGGAACAATTACAACCTGTCTGATCTCGAGAACGAGATTGCTTCTGAACAGAAAGCCCGGGGCGCGAAGGATTCTGTTAACGAAATCCTAAGCAAAGCCGGTGTCCTTGGGGTGCCGGGCCTGTTGAACTATGGGGCATCGGCCAATGCACTGAAGCTTCGCGAGCCGCTGATCCAGAGCAACACGAAGTTGAATGAGGCCAAGGCAGGCGTGGCTGAAGAGGAGCGCGTAAAGAAGGAAACGGAGAACAGGATCACCCAACAGTTTGCTCCTGACGCCAAACAACCGCCTGTCCTCAAGCGCGGGCCGGATGGCAAGCTTGTGCCGGCCGAAGGATCGGCTCCGGTTCGCGTGAATGACGTTCCCGGCGCGCCGGTTGAACTTGTTCCGGATGTCTTGACCGAACTCATTAACCGGTCACTCCTCAACCTCAAGAAATAGTATGCCAAAGTATCAACCGCTCACACCAGACCAGCTGGCTGAAATCAAAGGTGCTGGCTATCCGAATCCCGAGGAGTACGTTCTTGATGCAACCACGGGTGATTACGTCAACAAAAGCAGCATAACCTCGAATCCCTTTGCCGAGGGTGCCAAAGGATTCGGCCGGGGTCTCGTGTCCAGCATTACGGCCCTGCCCGAAGTGGCCGGTCACGTCGCCGATGCCATTCGTGAGAAGACCGGCGATGTAGGTAGCTTTAACGTTACAGGAAAGCGGGAGTCAGCTCTTGTGACCGGCGCCAAAGCCGTTGAGAAACTGGCTAATCAATCAGAATTGCTGGCGCCGAGCGTGGATGATCCGTATTTCTCAGGTACTATCGGCCAGGGATTGGGCGGATTACTTGGGACCATCCTCACGGGCGGTGGGACGGCGGCCGTAGGCAAGAAGCTGGTCAAAGACCTTGCTCCGGAAGCTGTAAAGAATCTCGTCAAGCTAGGTGTTATTACTTCCGGCGCTCTCGGCGCGGGCAATGCCACTATTAACCGAGAACTGGAGCGTCAGGAACAGGCAGGTGAAGCTCCTTCACAGGGCAAAGCTGTGGGCAAAGGTGCCGTCGTCGGCGGGGCTAGTGCGTTAATTGGCAATTACCTTGGGCCCGGCCGGTGGTTCGGCGAAGGGGCCGAGTTGGCACCGACTACGTTGAAGGAGTTGGGCAGCCGGGCTGTTCCTAACTTCGGTCTCGGCGCTGTCGGTGGCGCCGGGCAGAACGCTTTGGAGCAGGAAATCGTTAACGGTAAAGTTGATCCCAACGAAGTACTTAAGGCGGGCGGAATTTCCGGCGCTGTCCAGACGCTCGGTGGTGCAGCCATTGACGCTATGGGATATCCGGCAGCTGCCCGGGCAGTTAAGCAGGCCAAGGAAGCCGAAGTTCCTATTGCAACTGAACCAGTCAATGCGCTGGAAGCTCCATATAAATTGGCCGATACGAAGAAACAGGCGATGTTGGCACAGTATGGCAAGGGTGAAGAGTATGCCGGGGCCCTTTCTACGCCGGTCGACAAAGCGGCCAACACTTTGTTCAAGCTCGGCGTGCCGGTTGACGGACCAATGCTTGACACACTGGCCGCGACCTGGGGCGGCAAGGAGGGCAACATCAAAACCTTGGATAAGGTTGTCGATGAGATTGCCGATCGTCATATTGCACAAGCTCCGCCCGAACCCGTACCACAGCATGAAGTTGTCAAAGACAAACTTGCTGTCGGCACGGAACTTCTCAAGGCCAAGCAACAGGTTGAGGCTTATAACTCAGCTTTAAACAATCTCCGTACCAAGATGGCCAAGAAATCGCCGGGCGATGCTTGGCTAGATCAGGACATGGAGCAAATGCGCATACTCGAAGGTCTGCTTACACAAGCCCGCGAGCATGTTAATAATTTCAGCCGGACCTTGAACATGGGCGAGAAGACCGGTCCAGCGTTTGAAGGGGGGAATGCTGGGGAGGTAATGAATCCTTTTGAGGCGAGCGGGCCGGCAGGTGTGCCAGTTGGAGAAGCTCCATTGGGGCTTGGCGGAACATTGGCTGAACCTCTGTTGCCTGATGTTGTGCGTGGTGAGGGTCCAGTAGAAACGGGTGACACCTTTTCCGGCGATCCTAATATCGGACTCCGTAGCGTGCCTACCGAGCCAACTTCTGGTATTCCTTTGAGCGACTGGCTACAACAGACGCCAAACTTCAAACGATCTGTCAAAGCCAAGATTGCAGATGTTATCAAACAGGAGGGTGAGCAGGGCCACCCTTTCGCTGAGACCCCTCCTGAGTTGTCGGTTCCTGGTAAACAGGAAGTTGCCCGGGCCGAGTTGGGGACTGTCGCGGAGCCGCCTAAGCTTGATCCCAAGATCACAAAGGTCTATTCCGGCCTGCCGACGGAAGACTTGATGAAGTATGCACAGAAGGCCGGCCTGCTGCTGGACCGGGGCATTGTCAACGGCATCGGCGCGGTTGTCACCCAACTGGCCCGCCGTAATCCGGAAGCAGCTTTGCTGGCCAGCAAGGCGCCGGAACTGTTCAAGCGGCGTTACCAGCTTCAGAATGAAGTTGTCATGCCGTTGGGCGAGCGGCTGAAGATGATTGACATGGCCGGGAAGCAACTCAACCCGGCGCGGGAAAAATTGCTTGACCCGAGAATCATTGAGTGGCTGCACAAGAAAACGGATACTGAAAGCTGGGATACTTCTGACTTGCCGGAAGGTCTTCGAGAAACTGGCGAGTTCATCAAGAAGACGCTCCTTCTACCACACCAACGGCAACTGGAAGCCGGCGTTGGTGTGGAGCGCCGTGACTCGGCCGGTAACCGGACCGTTACTGAGCCAAGGGATTTGGAAGGTTATTTCCCGTGGAGCATTGATGAGAAGGCTTTTGAGGCTAAGCGGGAAGGCGGCGCGGCGTGGGAACCGTATCGGCAAGCGTGGTTAGATTCTTGGCAGCAGCACAATCGGACCGATAATACACCGAACTGGCAAGTTCACGCGGAAAATGCGTTGAATGAAATCTTCGCCACGGCCTTTGACAGTAAGACCGTAAGCGGGCAGCCGTTGTTCTCGGCCGTGCGCAAAGCGCATGGTATTCCATTGCCCCGGAAGTTTAGGAGTGACGATATCGTTAACGCTCTGCAACGGTACGCTGACAAATACTCGGCCGACGTAGCTTATGGGGAAGTGGTGCAGAAGAATCCGGCCATGAGGAAGGTGCTGGGTCTTACTGAAGACCCTATGGGTGTAGACACTACGGCCACTGATCCGGTTACTTGGAAGCAAGTGCCGGATGCTTGGAAGGCGGCCGTGTTAGCCGGGAAGGAAGCTGGCGCTGAGTGGTCAAGGAATGCTGATCCCAACAATCCGCCCGATACGAACATCGGCACGTTGGGAGCAGATGAAAATACAAACATGTTTATGCATAGCTATCGGCAAGTGCCGCTAGCTACTGTGGGGAGAAAGGCACAACAGACATGGAATGCCCTGGTACAAGGTGCGGGCAGTTTGGTGATGCAGTCGGTTGCAGGTTTCCGGGATGCTGCAACGGCCGTGGTGAATACTTACACACGGGCCGGGTTGGAGAACACCATCAAAGGCGTGATGGATGTTGTGCATCCGGGCGGGTTCAGCAAAGCCCTGGAAGCCGGGGCAATGCAGTATGACCCCCTACTCGGCCAGATGCCTTCCGGATCACTGGATCAAGGAGTGAATTGGTTCAATCGGGCACTGGTGCAATCGGCCCGGGCAATTCGCACCGGCACCGGCCGGCAGGCAGCCGATCAATTCAGCCGGGCATTGGGGTACAACACTGGTTATGAAGCCGTCATGGCCGGTAAGGGTGAGGAACTGATCAAAATGTTCGGCCCGCCTAATCCGGAAGGCATGACCAAGGAGCAGATTGCGGATCATGTAGGTGGACGATTGGCTACGGCCGTCGGCAATCCATCCGATGTTCGCAACCTGCCGGCTTACATGGTGCCGCAGGCGAATACATTGGTTGGAAATCTGTTGGCTTTGTCCAGATTCCCGATTGCACAGTTCAATAACTTCCATTCATCGGTTGTCCGGCCGGCGCTGAACGGTAACATCAAGCCACTGGTCCGGGCATTCGTTGGCGCTACCGTTGGCGGGGCGATGGTGAACGGTATTACCCAAGCCTTGACTAACTCCAAGCCGCAGAACCTGACCTGGGGTGAGTGGCTCAAATTGCCCAACGATGAGCAGAAACTGAAGGAACTGTTTTACACGTGGCTCGGCTATGACCGGGCCATTGGAAGCGTCGGGATACTATCGGATTTGCTCTATCCTATAGCGGCCAAAGAAGCCGGCGCAAAGAACCGGCCGGTTGGCTTCGAGCCGCAGAACGCCGGCTGGATTGTGCTGTCCGACATGACGGAGAAGTTGCAAGGGTTCAACAACTCACTGACCAAATCTTGGACCAGCCCGAAAGACTTGATGGAGTTGGGTTATGAGTTGTCTAAGTCGGCCCAAGTGTTAAGGGGTTTGGCCAACTGGACGGAAGACAAGCCGGCATTCCGTGATCGGGCAACATTTGAGCGGCTAACAGGCAAGTCGGCCGCAACAGGTAAGCCACTCGGCCCGCAGGAAACGCCGGCCTCGAAAGCACCGGTGAATCCGTTCTCCTTGGAGAAGGAAATCTGGAAAGCTGAAAGCGAAAGTGATTGGAAGAAATTGCAGCCGGCGTTGATCGAGATTGTAAAAGCGAAGGGGATTGAGGGGTTACCTAAGTTGTCGAAGTGGCGGCAGAGTAATGAGTATTATCTCTGGCTGCGAGACAACCAAGGGGCGGCCGAAGCTAAGCGGCAATTCCAGAAGGATTTAACCAAGGATGCCGAGGCCGAATGGAGAGAGAAGAAGTTACTATCGGTGCTAGTCAAGAAATGAAAAAACCCGGGGAGCAATCCCCGGGTTTTGTTTTATCTACCGGCCAAGAGCCGGCGTTGTATCGGCCCGGGTAGACGCCGGGCGAATAGTTCTAGTTCCCTTCGGAGAGCTTTACGGAAGAGTGTTCCATCCAATAGAACCGGAGCTTCCTGCTGGATGATGCGAACCATCTTCCAGCCGTGCTGGCCGAGGGTTTGCCAGATGAGAGGATTATCCTTGGCTAAGTGGAAAAGCTCTTTCAGCACATTCCCTTGAACCAGCCCCTTCATGCCGGCCGAGTAGGCGATGGGTGAGATTTGAACATCAGAGAACACCTCGTCATAGTACATAAGGCCGTGCTGGAAGGCGAAGCCATACGTTGCCCACCAATCGCAATGCCACAAACACTGGCCGGGGAATCCTCCAAAGGACTTTAACGCTTCAGTCTTCCACACGGCCGTGTGAGACGCTATGTTCAGTGGATGTTTAGCGGACAAAGCGTAAAGGTCATCTGGCTCCCACACACCGGAGTAGAATCCCGGTGTCCGGAAATCCCAGCTTGCTTTGATCTTCGGATCATGGAAGCGGATAGGTGAGGTGAACAAACCCTTCTTGGAAAACTCCAGCATATCTACTGCATAGTCCAGCCAGCCCGGCCGGGGTTTGTCATCGGCCGCGACAAAAACGACTAGATCAGTCTGTACTTGCGTCAGGCCGACGTTCATGGCATAGGCGACTCCACCATTGCGCGGCAGTTGGAATAGATCAACGGACAAGCCGAAGGTAGAGAAGACTTGAAGTGCCGGCTGCGAGCCATCGTCCATGATAAGTACCTTATCCGGCCGGCGTTTCTGCTTAGCCAGATTAGCCAAACAATCGTGCAGATAGCTTTGCTGATTGTAACACGGGATGACAACGGTGACAGTCATTTCTTCAAAGCCTCCATTAACTTTTCATTACGCAGGTTCATCTCGTCTTGGTAGGAGTTATAGAAACGAAAGTAGTCGAGCAAGTAGCCAAGCAACCAAACGGACAGAATGACGGCCGGCACACCGAAGACCATGACAGTTGTAGGAGCTACGCCCAGCCGGCCGGCTATCTTGTCCGAGGCTGCAAGTAGGGCCGCGGAAAATGTAGCCATTGACATGAAGCCGGCGCCAAGATCGTAACGTAGCTTCTGGCGGGCGAGGAATTTCATACGAAGGGCGTAAGATCAACCGGCTTGAAATCGGACGGTTTCAGTACCTTGCCATCGGACTTGCGCTTGACAAGATACTTAGCTTGATAGACTTCTTTAACGATAACGTCAGGATCGGCCGGCCGGTTGACCCAGAGTTTCGTCATGTTGTTCCGGTGAACTTCCATGAAAGCTTCGGGAAAGTGAGGGAAGGTCTTCCAGCCTTCCTTAGCAACATCGGCCGTGGCATCCGGCACGCCCCAGCCGAGCCGGCGAAAGCAGGGAGACTTAGCCCGGAGTTGAGTGATGATCGAAGGGACCTGCCCGGTGAAGGGGGGCAGACGGTGGTAGTCTGTATCGGTCAACTTAGCCAAACTGTAGCCCAGTTCCAAGAACGTGCCGAGCAGAACGTAGAGTAGGTCACAGTAAGCATCGAGGCGCAAGACAGGATCGACGGAGTTAATCAATTCAGTAAATTCCTCCTCGATCAGATTGGCACGTAGCTCCCGGCCGGCTTTCGTGCTATCGGCCCACGACCGCCGGATGGGCAACTCGAAGGCCCGATGGAATGTCTCGACCGAGGAGTATGCGGATGGGAGGAAGTTGTAGAAGTTTTCTTTGGAAAGTTTCATTTGCCTAGTTTGGTGAGTAGTTCTTTTATCCGCTTCAGGTTCTCGTCTATCTTCTTCCAAAGCCCTTCTACTCGTCGCTCATGCTGCGTACTCTCTGCCACTTTTCGTTTAAGTAAGTTATCTTGTTGCATTTTTGTAGGAAGTTTAATATTTCCGTAGCTTCCTGATAGTTTGCATCGGCCCGAAGCAACTCCATAAGCTCGGCGTTTGTCCGGGGCGACACCTCGATGAATGCCAAGATGCGTTCCTGCAAGGGGAACAGGGCATTCCGGCCGGTCAGCGCGGCCAGTTGGATAACGGTCGACTCGACCTTACGGCATAAATCGGCTGCTTTGCGGAAGGCCGAGATGGGGATGATCATATCCATCGAATCGGAGAAGTGGATGGCTGCGGCCAGCCGCTTGACGTGATCTTTGCGCCGGGCAAAATAATTGGCCAGCTTACTGTCGCCGAAGGCGTTGAGGTATTGCTTCTCATCTTCCCACCACTTCTGCATGGCGGAGGAGACAGAACTATCAGCGTACTGCAATGGGCCGAATAGGGAGGAGAGATTAGCCAGCCACAGGGCAAGCTCGTCTTTGAACTGCTTCTGTTCGTCGGTCAGGTTGCCGAACTCGAACACGGCCTGCCGCTCGGTCTTCTCGTAACAGATGATGAACCGGGAGAACAGACCTTCACCAAGTAAGCCGGTCTGCTCGGCCTTGCGGATGTAGTCAACCTGCGTGCCGGCCATGAAATTCAGGCAGGGTTGCTTCAGCACAAACGTGCCGTGGTGTTTGGTGGAGTAGGTGTACGGCGCACAGTCGTACATGGTCAACAAGAACCGGCCGACATCTTCAGACTTGTTCGGCTTGAGGAGGGAAGAGAGTTCTTCCAGGTGGAAGTAGACAGATGCATGAGCATAAGCCTTTTCATCGGGCGGCTGGCCGTACTTAAGAGTCTTGGTTGACTTTGCGATGACAGAGATAAGCTGCTCGAAAGTCACCGTATCGGGCATTTGCTGGAACAGCCGGCGGCGTTCGCCGGTGATAGGGTCCTTCTCGTATCCGCCGGCCTCGTTCTTAGGAGCGAGTCCTTTGGAGATGAGTTTGGCCGCTTCCCGCATGATCGTGCCTTTGCCGAGTGACGGCTTGCCGACGAACAAGAAGAAGCCATTGATGAAATGCGGCCGGTCGAGATCACCATAGAATACACGGCGCTCGAGGGCCGTTAGCACGGCCGCGTACCAAGCCAGATCCACGAAGTTATCGGGCGTCTCCAGCTGCGATGTTACTACGCGCCACTTCTCTAGGTTTGTCATTTGATGATTATATTTCGCTGCCCGTACACTGAAAAGATTTTGTACGGGTGTTTGGTAAACCAACCCAGCTTACGTTCAGTTACGTTATCGTAGAAGTGATTTGTCACGGCCAGCGGCGCAGGCCAGCCGCGGGACGTGTGGAAAACTGTGACGCGGTTAGTCGGATATACGTATAAAACTTCGCGGGGTTCGTTGAGTGTGAGGAATAATAGAAGCTCCAGCATGAATTATCCTTTTGGTTTCTCCCATGTTGGGCGGCCACACCTTTGGTTCTGTTAAAAGCTCAGCCATAGCTTCGATTTCATACTTACTACTTCTTTGAGAGGCTGCTAAGAAATCCTGGAATGTCGGGACATACGGCCCTAATGAATTTAGTAATTCAGTGCGTAAAGCATACAATTCCTCAAATGTGAAATATCTTTCGGTTATCCTTACAGGAAAGACCTCACGCGTCGCCTTCCACACCCGGCCGGCCGACGGAAGGATGGTGAATGCGGCGGTACCTTTGAGGAGCGCGCTAAAGAAGCTTCGTCTATTCATATCAGAAAATCAGTAAAATATTAGGTTTCCAAAACAGCTCCATGTATTCGTTTACCAAATCTTCATAGCAAGTCTTTGGTATCCATGTTTTGGTAACTTGACCAAAGCCTGAGTATTTCATGAAAAAGCTCATTGCACCTTAACCCCTTCCGGATTTTCTGCTGCATCATATTTCGACCAATTTTTTCCGATCTGCCGCTCAACGCCGATGCTAAACTTCCAGCCGTCAATCGGCGAGGTGAACTCGACCTTCATGCACTCGGCCAGTTTCAGGCTAGCTTCAACGGCCTCGTCTTCGGGAGTGTCGAGTAGGCCGGAATCGTGAGTAATGGTAAGAATGTTCCAGTCCCGGCCGGCCGAGGTGATGTAATCTTGAAGCTTACATGCAGCAAGAATCATGCATACACCAACGGTGGACTGGGGGCCCCAAGAGATACCAGTCCGGCCGAGGGCCGCGGTAAATCGTTTGATGAATACAATGTCATGACCGAACAGGTTTGCAATCGGCCGGAAGTCTTTGATCGCTTGCTCGGCATGAATCTGGAACATTCGAATCTCAGGGAACAATTCGAAGAACGCAGAGAGCAGACGTTTGCACTCGGCCGGCGACAGGACAAGCTGACCTTCGGTTCCCTTCAAGACAGTCTCTTGGAAAGTCTTCCAACCCATGCCGTAGGAGGAGCCGTGGACCGTACGCTTGGCAAGATCATACTCTTGTTTGGACTCCTTGCAACGTTTGACAATATCCTTGTAAGATGGATGGTTTTTGAAAGACCCGGGCAGAAAGTCAGCGATGGTTTGAGTATCGACGAAATCGGCGAACTTCTCCGGGAATAGCTTGACGCACAAGAAGTTGTGAGTCTTGACCTTCAGCCGGACAAGTTCACGGTAGTTGCCCTCGGTGCACAGCAGGGCCGTGGCTACAGACTCGGCCCCTTCGTAGTCATTCTGAACAAGGCTCCGCCCGGGCCGGGCAATGAGCAGCCTACGGATATGGTCGGGCTGATTCTGGAGATTCGCACCGAAGTCATCCAGAAGTTTGCAGGAGGCGAGACGGGATGAGACCGTCCCGCCGACTTTGTAGGCGGCTGTGAGGATCATGCGTAGTGGTAAGGTGTGCAAACCAACTCAAATTGTGCGGGTTGCTGCGAGAACAGAAACTTAATCTTATGATTCGGCAACTCACCAAACTTATAACCGTACCAGTTGGGTACAAGAGTCCAGAAAATCTTTTGCTCCTCCAGACCCAAGATAATAGCCGCTATATCTCTGCGCATGTGAAGGGGTAACGTAGCCCTGGCCGCTTGGTACAGGTCTTCGAATTTTTCAAGACCGTCAAAGCTGGCTTGAAGTCTACGTCCTAATGGACTGTCTGGTGATGGCAGTTCAAGACTCATAATTTCTGATTGCAACTAATTGATTTCGCAGGGGTATCCCGGCCTTACTCATCTCCTCGTAAGAGAAGGTGATGGTCTTACCGATCAGAGAAGCTCTCTCAGTCCAGAGTTTGGCCAAGCGTTCCTCGGTCCAGCCTTCGCCCCGGCCGACTTTAACGATAGCGCCGGATGGGAGGATAACTTCGAGAGAGCCGAGATAGCCCCGGTGTTTGCCCTTACCTTCATGCACAATAAGGACGGTGCCTTCCATGTCATAGCGTTGCTTGCGCTTGATGAAGTGCCACGTCGGCGAGCCGTCAACCATGAAGCACGGGTCGACGCGATACATGACGCCCTCTAGGCCGAGTGATACAGCACGCTGATATGCGGCATCTGCTTGAAGTGCCGTCATAGCAGTAGTATCGGCCGGATAGACACCGGGATGTTCCAGGTCGATTAGACGCTGGACCATCGCCATGCGCCGACTGAACGGCTGATTGACGATCAACTCGTTGGGGACGAAGCAGTCGTAGATTACAAGGAGCAAATCTTTTTTGGCATAAGGCCCAAGCTCTTTACGATTCACGGCGACCTCGCCGGCGATGTCCTGCAAGCGAGTATGCGGTATGATAAGCTCGCCGTAGAAATTGGTAGGGGCTTCAATAACTTCCACCAATTCTTTGAAAGCTTCCTTGAAACGGCTGTCGAAGAAGTCGGCCAGCCACTCCTTGCCATCGGGGTAAACGTCAGACGGCTTTGTGTAAAACGTAACGCCATCTTTATTCACAAGTGCCCGGCAGTGTACACCATTGTACTTCTGCTGCACGTAAATCGGCCCGTTCTTCGGGTGCCCGATGGACCTGAGATATTCCAGCTTCTCGATATCGGTATCACCCTTGAGGTGTTTGAATAGCTGGGCTTTGTTCATGTTAGTCTGTATATTCGCCGGATTGTTCTCTGTCGGCATAGTACTCGGCCTTACCCTCGGCGTAGCACTCCCGGCACAGGCCGAAGCGAACGGCAAAAGCTGACTGGCAGGAGTGGCATCGTTGGGATTCGTCCGGCTCAATGCCCATGTGTTCGTCAATCATCTGAGGTGTGACGCCGGGCGGGAGGTTCGGATCACCGGGGAGGGAGTAGGGATTGTTCATACGCGAGATACAAACTTTTCATACGGCTTGAAGTTAAGCATACCGAGTTCTTTCTTCGCGGACCTGTAAGCTAAGATCAGAGCAAGCAAAGGATTCGGCTGGCGAAGTTGGAGTTTATACAATGTGTTCTCGTCGGCCGCCGGCGCACCTTTGTCAGTGTACTCGAGAATTTCATAGTGTAACGTATCATAGAAATACTCGCCGACTTGTTTAGTAGAGTTACAGTTGAAGCTGGGGATGCCGGTGAGGACGGCCGCGACCCGATCCCACTGGGACAACTTTAGCGTTAACGCTTCCTTCTGTTTTTCGAGGGCTTCTTGGTTGACCTCGATGCCGGTGAAGGACATAAGTAGGCATAGGAACTGGGCCCGGTTGGCGATACTAACCGCATCACCCAGTCCCGGTCGATCCGATATTTTTTCGCGTTGACGGCGGTAAACCTCAGCGGTCCAGTATAAATCCCGCCCGTTGTACTGAAGGAGTTGAGTAAAGTTCGTGGGAGAAGTATTCGGACATAGGTCTCCCTTGTGGTTTTCCGGCGCGTCGGTGTAGTAGCTGATGGCATGTGACAGGGATTTGTCGATGTTAGCATTGTCCCGGTGCATGAACAACATAGTATCATACAATGTCGGCGGGATGGGAAGGTGATAGTAGTAGTGCAGGATGGACAGATCGAAAGCCAGATTGTGGCCTACTACCGTGATATCCTTGCGGAGAAGGAAGTTGTAAAGTGCGCGCCAGAATCGGGCCATGTCACGGGCCGCGTAAACAGCTTTGTTGTCATGGTAGTAAATGGGGATTGAATAGGTATACACCGCGGCCGGCCCGACGTACCCAATACCGATAGCATCCAGGCAATTGTCTTGAATCCGAGTTTCAATATCCAGAACAAACACGCCGCCCGTGGGTGCCTTGTCCAGCAGGTGGATGATCTTGGATAGATTTGGCTGGGATTCATGGATGTGTTTTGAATGCGGCCGGGGTGGAGTGAGCAGCTTCCGGAAATCGGCTAGTGCCCAGAAGAAGTAGTTAGCTTTTCGGGTCACACCAACGTCTTTGTCATCAGTGGATTCTTTTTCCTCATCCTCAGAGTTAAACTCCCAGCATGATAGATGATCGTATGTTGCTATCGCCGGGTGGCCGAGGTAGAACTTGCGGTAACCACGTTGCTTATGGACGTTGGGATCACCAGTGATCACCTTGCACGCGGCCGGGCCAATCCCAAGTATATAAGTACCGGGTACAAGATGAGTGTGATAACTGCCGGGGAGGCGAACATCAAGGGTAATACCAGGAATGGTATCAAAGGTACGATGCTTGAAAAAGTCGCCGGCCGTGGAGGAGAAGGGGACGTTTCCATTTGCTTTGTCGAAGCGATTAAGCTCAGGATAGAGGACGGTCAGGTGGATCAAGCTTGTAAAGAATGTAGAGGGTTAACGCTAAAGCCGGCACCAGTAACCAAGGATGCTCCACGAAGACGAAGTGGAGGATATTGAAAGCTATCATTCAAGCAGCTTTTGCAGAGCTTTGAAGTATCGGTACAGCGCAGAGTCGGGAACGGTTGAGGTGGTAGCTACAACCTTATTCACTTCAACGCGGGCCGCCGTAAGTGTAAGGTCCAAGTTCCTCGTGTGCTGTACGAGGTGTAAAACTTCGGAGGGAGTGAGGATTCCCTCAGTTGATTCGGCCTTCAGGATGATGTCAGTGATGCTGTTCATTCTTCTCCTACCTGTTTTGGGCAGCCGATGAAGATATACTCGGCGTGCGTTAAACCTTCGCGTTCTAGCATGTCGGTGACCGTTTCTTCCGGCAGTTTGTTGACGCGGCGAAACTTAGTTAGACTGTGATGGTGTGAGCCGGATACCCAACGATCATTGTAGATAATGGTATAAGATTGTTCTTCCATAAAAGAGCCCGCGTTTATCAAGCCATGCGCGGCCCGGCTTAGGTTGATTAACTAATTTCAACTACGTCGAACATACCATCACGATTGAAGGCTTCCAGTTTTGCATCCTCCATAGTGGCAAAGGTAGAAAGTTCTTCAGCCACAAAGGGTGTCTTTGTATGCAACTGAATAGCATCCTGCCAGCAGGAGGCTTCGACAATCTCGATGATCAACTTGTTATCGAACAAGTTGAAAACGCCAACAGCGTACTTTTTCATGTGGATTGATTCGGTGGATTCACCACGGTCGCTTCCGGCCGAATGCGTTGGTACACATCCCACATCGGCGGGTCGGCCGGGCGCTCGTCGACTGGAGTAGCTGCCCAGTCAGTTTGCTCTTGTTGCCAAGCGGCCAGCGTTTTGCTTTCGCACTCTTCCTTGGTATCAGTACACTTAACCTTGAGAGGAAAGCCGTCGCCTTCGAACACCACACCTACGAATTTGGATGTATCAGCCATAGCGTTAAATGGGCCTTAGTCACCTCGGCCCGGAGTTGTTATGATTCGCCCGAGGGATTAGTACGGCGTGTTGCCGGCCGGTGCATCGTTGCCGGCCACGGGCGGCAGCCCATCGACGGCGGGCGCAGCGCCCTTCAACGACTCAGCGGAAACGTACTTGATCTGCCAGCCGGAACTCATGACGTTGCCATTCTCGTCCTTGATCGGATCACCGTAAGCTTGGCCGGGCTTCGGCAGCATACGCTCAATACGCTCCTCGGAATCGAGGACAATCTTGGCAAAGATGCTACCGGAGCCGAGCTTGGCCACAGCCTCGTCCACATCAAGACTCGCGCCGGGCGCAATCAGGCCGATGCGAACCATTGCTGCGAACATGTCGGCCGAGTTGTTGGCCTTCGGATCGTACGTCATATAGACCGTACCCTTCCGGCCGGCAACCGAAGCCTGCGATCCATCGGGCAACTCGACGATGTCGGGCGAGATGATCTCGAAGCCGGCCTCAATTTGCTTGAAGCCCTTGCCAGACTTGCTGGCCTTGGCCTTGATGAAACGACAGACGTAACAGTTGCGCGGAATGCGGCCGGACTTGGACGTGGAAACGGTCGGAGGTGCGATGATTTCAGACATATTAGGTTTTGTTTTGGTTTTGGTTAATCAGCCAGTGTCAGCTGGCCGAAAGTTTACTTGAAGGTAAGACGTTCGCGGATATCCATAAGCTGCCTGGCAATCCCGAAAAACTCAGCAGCTTTCTGGTGGTAGAAACGTGCGGCCTGGCTTTGGCCAATGGATGGTTCCGGCAGACTTTTTTCCGCAGGTGCTTGTGGCGTATCACACAACACGGGATCAAGAGCACTCAAAAGGTTGAACACAGCGGATTGCAATTGCTCTTGTGCGTTGTTAAGCTTGACGTTGGCAGCCTCAACTGAGTCTTCCCTGAAGTTGGACAGGACAGGAACGTCATTTATTAGCGTCGGCCGGATTGTTGCCCGGGCCGCTTGACCTAATGGTTGGCTGGTATTCATGCGGTTAGTTTCTCTGCGTATGCTTTGATGCTAGTGTAAGTAGCATCGAGTGTCGGCAAGTCGATGCCGAGACAGTTGTTACAAGCCGGGTAGGAGCGATTAGGTTTCACGTCCCACACGAACCGGGACTTCTCACCTTCCTTGGTAGCGGCAATCACCCTGGCCCGAAAGATCAAGGTGAAGTGAGAAGCGATGGTATCGGCAAAGCTGCCTGTGATAAGCGGCCGGATGGTAGACGTGAGTTTGCCGTCTTCATCACGCTCATACTGCTCATGCATGATAACGATGACGTTGCCCGGGTGCGTCTTGAGCAGGTCGAACAATGCACCGTAGTAACGGAGCTTGACTCCCCACACATAGAAGCCGTCCGGCTTGCCGGTCTTGGGAGATACGGGAACAGTCTCCACCTTCTCGGTCTGCTGATGGAACGCGGCATCAACCATCGTCATCGAATCGAGAACGAGTGTCGTGTCGGCCGGGATTTTTGGAAGCTCCCGCTTGAGCCAGTTGATAAGAGCATCCCGCTTGTTCGGCGGGTTGTTCGGATTGGTGCGGGGCGCGTACGTATCGCAGAACTTGCCATCCCAAAAGGGAAGCACGGCTGCACCGGCCGGCGCTTTGTGATCGAAGTCAAGGAACACGGCATTGGGGAATGTGCCGGCAGCAGTGGACTTGCCAGTGAACGGCGCGCCGAGAAGGAGAAGCATGTTGCGGCGACCACCATCTGACGTAACGAGGCCGGGGATTGCGGTAGAGGTAGACATTAGGATAGTTTGATCGTGATGTTGGTATTGCTGTTGCAGATATGGCCGATGTCATACCACTCGGCATCATCCATTTCTTGCCGGCGTTCGGCGAGGTGATCAACGTTGACAAGGAAATCCCCGCCGTGTTTAAGCTGGCCGTCGCGAAGCCGGATCATCTTAGCTTCGATCCGCTGCACGAAAACCCGGCCGAGTTTCTCGATGTTCTCGGCCGACATGTCAGTGCCGGACATGTGAAACGCGAGCCGGGAAAGTAGTGCTTCTTCGAAGGAGGAATAAGACGGCTCGATTGAGGAGGCTACTTCGGCGTCGGTGTCAGGTATAGAGGTTGTTTCGTATGGGTTATCGTCGTTCATTTGTCGTCGTGTCTAGGGTAGTAGGGTTTGTATCCGAGGAACCAGTTGTCTTCGAGTTGCTTGCTTTCTTCGAGGTTTCTGGCAGAGCAAATGGATTTGAACGGGCAGGAGAAGCAGGCACCCGTCATCGTACCTTCCGGGATCGCAAGTTCGGGATGGGATACGATAGCCTGGGCAAGTAGAATCTTATCCATCAACATGACCCTTGCCCGGTCGAGGTCGGGAATAGATACCCACTCCGGGGTTTGCAGGAGGTAGGTATTCGTTTCGTAGTTGGCGAAACAATACCGGAACTTGAGCCGGCCGGCTTTGATAGCGGACTTAATGTTATCTGGTAAAGAGTCGTCCAACTCGGCCGCGATCATGTAGAACCACCGCTGGAAGGTAAGCTGGTAGGATGTTTCCAGAGAGGTGTCTAAAGGCTTAGCCGTGGACTTGTAATCTGTGATGATGGCGGCGTCCTCGGCCGGGTCATACAGGATGTGGTCGATCGTACCACACAAGATAGGTTGGGCATCGGGCCCCGGAATATCCAGCGGAATTTCAAACCAACGTTCACGGATGGTATCCGGGCCGTACATTTCTGGGTGCTCCGTGAGAATCTTCTCAGCAAGCAGAGCAACCTGGGCACGCTGGACTGACGTGATCTTGGATAGGAACGAGCCGTCCGGCGGGGCAATCAAACCTTTGGCGCCGGTTGACTCGCCGACTCTAGCCTCGGCCATGAGGTCATGGAAAGCTAGGCCGATAGTCGTGTACTTGCTGCCGCCGGGCGGTGTCTTCAAGCCCCGGCCGACGGTAAGGTAATACCGCTTGGCGCAAGTGGTAAGGGGGAGAGAAGAATTGTTGACGTAGAATCTACTCATTTTGTCCTAGTGAAGCTTGAGCTTTGGCAAGAATCTCGGCGAGTTGCTTAGCCTTGCGGTTATATTCGCGTCGGTTGACGACCTTCTCACCTACTTGAACCACCTCCGAACGACGGCCGATGTACTCGGCCCGGACGGCCGGGATAAGGGGAGACAAGTAGGCGACAAGCTCATCATCCGACATTGCTGCCAGAGCTTCGGGTTTGAGATTGAGCAATTCGGTGGCAGTCATCAGAAACACCTCACATCATACATGGATAAGGTGGGACTTTCATGTAGGGTGCCCATATAGTAGGAGTCGCAAGGCACCCGCACATATCTCAAAGCGCTCATAACTTCTCTGGACACTACAGTAACCGTCGGGCACTTGCCGAAGTCGAAGAAGAAAGCGTTTGTGGTTTCCTGGATTGCTGTCATGGCTTTGCGAATGTCAATGTCTACAATATGAAATGGAATGCCCTCTTCATCCGGACAGTCCGAAAAGGTATGCAACGGCCGCGGCAGAGGGACACGTACTATGTTGTAGTAGCTCATCTCGGCACAACAGTTACCATCGTTGGGGTAATGAGAACCTTAGCGAATACAGTGGATAGGTATTCACGAAGGATCGGGATTTGATATATGCTCAAGCCGGCCGGGTGGAAGGTCATCGTTTCCTTCCGCGTAGGCGGGAGCCGGCGTAGGGTTTCGGTAAAAGTATCTGGAGCTACGTTCGCCCACTCTTGGAAGAACTCTTCGGATGGGGAGATGATCAGACGGTACGTGTCCGTTGTGATGGTAAGTTCCTCAGACGGAGATCGGTAACGGTGCAACGGGGAGTCGGGCAGGGAAGAGTTAATGAACTGCCGGCCACCGAACAGGCGAGAACGTGTGGTGTGGAGTGACGATGTGGGGGAAATGTTGATCGGCTTTCGGCCGGCCGTGGCCTGAAAGAACATGACCAACACCCAGCGCCATGCTTCGGCTTGGGTTTTGTAGGGATTTGGCATAAGGGGAAATGCTGCCCGGCTTCCACGGAGTGGTATTCGGCTCGCCTAGCGCCACTAGTTTGACCGGTTGCGCCGGGCAGCTAAGGGGATTAGCAGGTTTAGTGCCAGTGATAAGGTGAGTGGTAACGTGGGTGGTAATTACTTTTTCATGCCCCGGTCAGCGCACCAGCTTGTGAATATGAACCACAAGTAAAAAGTTAACGAAGCCGTGGTGACCTTGGACAATGTTGTGGTACTGCCAGTCAATTCATATAGCCAGCAACCTACTGTCAGGAAAGCTGGAATAAGCACAACTCCCCAGATTGCGGCATATATCAGGAACTTAGTGGAGTCCGTATCGCTGCCGGGCTGAGAGGGACTGGAGGTAACGGACGTTGAGTCGTCGGAGTTTGTCTTCATCGAGAATAGTTGCGGGGTTAATGTTGAAGTGAATGCGGAGTAGGTCTACATCGGCCGGGCGATCTATTAGGGAAGGGATGTTAAGCTCGAGCATAGAAAGCCTTGCATAAAGATCATCCCGTAATTTCTCGGGTGAGTTGGTGGCCGCGATGATACGACAGTGAATCGGCCGGGCTTCGACAGAGCCGAGCTTAGTTACCTCACGCTCTTGAAGGATACGAAGTAATGCCGGTTGCTGTGTAACAGGCATGTCACCTATCTCATCCAAGAACACGGTGCCCTTGCCGGCTTTGATGAACACACCATCCCGGTCGTCATCGGCGCCGGTGAATGTACCCTTGACGTGACCAAAGAGCAGGGCCGAGAATAACGTTTCGGGTAAAGCCGCACAGTTGACAGCAACGAACGGCTCGCCCGGCCGCCAGTGCAGAGCCCGGGCAAACAGTTCCTTACCTACACCAGACGGGCCGGTGATAAGGACCGGATCAATCTGCCGGGCAAGGAGCCGGATGGCAGATTTGAGAACATCAATTCTCGGGTCGGCCGAGATGAACTTGTCCAGCGCGGCGTCCGTGACCGGCGCGTAGCCGGACATGAGTAGCTTGAATTGCTCGGCTGCATCAACCCAGCCGGCGGGTTGAGGGGAGTCATTCATTCGTCATCCTCATCGTCATCGTTATCGGTGTCACCGGCATGGAGTTGGGTATTCTCGTCGGCCCGGCATTGAGCCTCGGCTTCGGCGAGTGAGCGGATGGTTGCGGATTGCTTGGCGCGGAGTTCGGCCGCAGACAGATTGATAAGCAAGGAGAACAAGTCATCCTTCTTAGTAGTCGCTTCGCCGAGACATTGGAGCTTACGGTCCAGCACCGGGCCGACGTGTTCGAACTCGATGGTATCGAGCAGGATGTAGATGTACTGGTACGTGTCGGAGATGGAGTTACGACGGTGTGCCCTACCTAAAGCTTGCACCCATTCCTTGCCGTTGTAGATGACAGGGTACCGGCCTTCGCGGGGCAGGCAAGAGTCATCACAATGCTCTAGGGACAGACCCGTTCCGCCGGACTGGAGAGTGAAGAAACAGAACTTAGCCCGGCCGGACTTGAACTTGTTGATCTCGGCTTGCCGGCGCTCGTATGACTGGACACCCAGCAGGCCGAGGTCTTTCAGGCGTTGATGGCGTGAATCTTGTGCATCGGCCGAAGCATCACCGAACAGAAGCCGGTCTTCCTGCCAGTCGAGATTCTTCTGGAGAAGTTTCAACGTCTTCGGTGATGGATCGGGATGCATCAAGAGGTTGAGAAGTTCCTCTTGAGTGAACACCTTCTCGGGCTTCGGGTCACCTCGGCCGCCCCAGATGACAGAGAAATCATCGCGGGTGTAACCGTAATGATCTTGCAGATAGAACACGGCCTTGATGATGGTGCCCGTGTAGGCCGTGCCGATGAGTTGAGACTTACCATTGTTGAGACCCAGCACGGCATCGTCAACCATCTGCTTAGCCCGGCACGGCTCGGCCGCCTTGCGAAGCTGGCCGAGTGCTATCCTTCTAGCAGCTAAGTCGGACGGTGTATCCTTGCCGAGGTTCTCGATGCGATCCAAGTACCGCTCGAAGGCGGTGTCGTAATACTCACGATCGGCCGCATCCGCGAATGTAACCGGCCGGATGGCGTTGATAGCTTTGAATGGCCACGGGAAATACGGCGGCTCATGAATGATCGGCGCGATGGCATCGAACAGCCGGGAGATAGAAGCCTTACTCGGGATAGCCGGCCCGGCTTGCCCGCCAATAATGTTGGCGAAGGCCGTGGAGAAGTTGGACTTCGTGATCAGCGTGCCTTGGAATTTGATATCGGCGAAGCTGACGATGACCCGGGTATCGTTAACCCGCTCGGCCAATGTAGCCGTCATGAACAGGTACTTGGTGTTCAGGAACGGGAATGAGCGAATGCGTTCATCCAAAGAGAACACGGCCTTGGTCCGGTTGGAAGTTTCCCGGGCAAGTGCATGGCACTCATCGAAAATGTAATAGCTCCCCACGGCCATCGGACGGAGGATGTACTCGATCCGCTCCTCGCCGGTGAAGGGATCGGTGGTAAGGACTTCTTCGAACAGTCGCTCGAGACCGAAGGTAGAAGTCATGGCCGAATACGGCCAGACGTGAATGGTCTTGCCAAGCTGGTCACCGAGACCGCAGGCATCCAGCTTCTCCAACGTCTGCGGCACGGCGTTCTTCACCGTGTACCACTGGATAGGATAGGGAAGAGGAAGGGGTAATGCGGGGACGTGTTTGTTGTTGGCAATGATCCAATCAAGGATCGCGGCCCCGATGATAGTCTTACCTGCGCCGGTACCGGCCGGGACAAGTGCGACCCGGGCATTTTCCGGGCCGTATTGAGCCTCGACAACGGACCGGAATACCGGGTCCTGCTCACGATACAAGCGGTAATTAGAATGACGGAACTGGTAGCAGGATTCGTCGGAAGCGGCGAGCCGCAGCTTCTTCCGGCCGGGCGCCGAGGCAAAGGCAGCGGCGAGGCGGGCGGGAGTGTTCGTTACGTAGGCGTTGCGAATGGCATCGACCTGCAAGCCGGTGACGATAGGTTTAAGCTTGGCGTCTTCAGTGAAGTTAGCCAGCTCGATGCCGAAGGTCTCGATGTCCTTGAAGGTACGAATCTGACCCTTGGTGTAAGCTTCCCTGACACGGGCCGATAGGATACGTGCCTGTTCGAAAGCCTTCTCTAAAACCTTCGGCTCAATTTCTTGAGTTGTCATTGCGGGAATCGTAGAATTTCACAGCCGCTTCGAGGCCACCATTGATGGAATCTTGGAATACCTTGATGCAAGCTTTCTTAGTATCCAGATCAGGTGCTCCTTCGGTAATGGATAGTACGGTTATGATAGCCGTGGCGGCCGTGAGCATGAGGCCGTCGGCCGAGGACATTTCGACTTTCATCATCTCATCGGTGAGCAACTTGGAAAGTTTCTCGGCACGCTTCTGTATGTCACTCGGGGTTTTCATTGGTTCTATACGCACGGAGTTCGCCTTGTAGTTCGGGTGGGAGAGCAGCTAATTGGAGGAGGCCCGGGTTTTCCGGGCCGGATATAAGCATCTCGGTCATGTCCCGGGCATGTTTGAACGGCAGACCGCAGGACTTGAAGTGGGATAGGAGATTGTGTTGGAGTTTGTGAAGGGTCAGTTCGGTAGTGGTAGCCTGGGTGTTTGCGTAAACACCGGCGTGTTTCAGCCGGCGCGTGATTGAGTTCCGCCAGCACTTGCCCTCCCACAACTCGGCATGAGTGGGGAAGAACTCAACATGGAAGTGTGATTCCTCCGGGTCGTTGTCGCGGATGAAGACGGCGATATCAAGTGGGATAACCTTGACCGCAACCTCGGGGAAATCATTACGGGAAATGTGAAGCTTGATGTGGGCAAGCTCGGGGTGTTCGTAGAGTAGATAGTAAAGTTCGGGGATTGTCATTTGGAGTTAGTGGGAAACACGATGAACTTCATTTGTGCAGTTCCCTTTGTGGAGGATGACCGAAGATCGCTCGCCGTAGAAGGCGAGGTACTGGCAGGAGTCGATGGTAAGTACATCGAGCTTGAACGTCTCGCGCGGGGCGGGTGAGGCAGCCGGCCGGGTTACGTAGTAAAGAATGCCGAAGAACACGGCGAGGATGGTTAAGGTAATCAGGGTTGACTTCATAAAGAAAGCGCCGGCCAACCAGGAAGAAGATTCCCAATCGGCCGGCGCTACATGTAGTGGTGGGCAAGAGACGTATTGGTAACACTTCGCTAGCTGACGCTCTGCCCGGGGTTGTTGAGAGAGCTAGCGAAATCATGTGATCCATGCGGGATTCGAACCCGCATCTCCCGGTCTACGACGAATCGAGCTTTGGGATAATGCCACTTATACTAATGGATCACGGCCGGCCCAGTTCGTTATCTTTTACTAGACGCAATCGCCGGAGACTGCGCGGACCGGCCCATGCTAAGCCGCTAGGTTTTACTTGCCAAGAACTGGTGGGCAAGTCGGCAACCGAGAGGTGAGACGTTGCCGAAAAGTGATCACACGGCCGGGCTCGATCCTCGGCAAGCAGGCTTACTGTCATAGCCCGCGGGTAATCTACATTAAGCTTACAGGTCGGCGGAGTATAGGTCCGCTGTAGTATCCCATCTGGCTTCCATTTGGTACTGATTTCACAGCCTACCTTACCAGATTTACGTGTGAAAAGTGGCGGCAGTCGCTCGGATTCGAACCGAGACATTGGAAGAGGCGTCCCTCCACTCGTGCTACCATTACACTACAGACTGCCAAAATGTCCGGTCATTACACGGGCCGGTACGTGGCTAGAACTTTTATCCTGTGCTTCCAGCTAGGCAGGTGGCGAGTAGCTTACTTCGCCGGCGCGGGAGCCGCGGCCGTGCTCTTAGGCGCCCGCTTCTTCGCATTCAACTTGCCTTCCAACTGGCCGATCTGAACCTGGAGATTCAGACCGCGATTGATGGTGGCCGCGTCGAGTTGCTGGCCCTTGCCGGCCAGTTCCAATGCACGGGTCAGGAGCTTGCCTTGTTCCTCGCGCAACTCGGCCAGCTTCTCCTTAATCTCATCGGCGCCGGAACGAATCGACTCAGTCACGGCATCGAGGATGCCCTTGACCGCGGCCGCCGGGTCGAGAACGAACTTGCCGTCCGGAGTTTCCTTGAACGCGCCGAGCGTTCCGTCCGAGACAATGGAATTGACAGCACGCACGGCCGAAGCGCGGAGCGGGCCTTCGCCGACAGCCGCAACAAACGAAGTGAGGCTGGTCCAATCGGGCAGGTCAACCGCGAGGAAGGGCTTGCCCTTCAGTTCGGGCTTGGCGTTCCCGCCGATGACCTTCTCAGTGAACTTGAAGGGCTTGCCGTTGAGAGTCAGAGTGTGAACCGCAGGAGGAGTCTTAGTAGCAGCAGACATATTAGTGAGGTTTGGCCGGTAGCTTGGGATGTTTATTTACACTCGGTGGTGGCAACCGGCCGGATTCGGACCGCCGAGGTAAAGGGTTTATGCAGGAGGCGTGCCAGTGGGCTTAAACGAATTCACAAGAAACTCTGGCCGCGCTTTACGTTACCGTTAACGTGTTCGCCAAATACGGCAACCCTCAACAATCTTTCCGTTGATGATTGCCGTTTGTTTTGTCCGGGTGGTAACATTACTTCCCGGGCTACGGTGCTTCCATGAATGGGCCGCACTCACGGCCGAAAGCTGAGCTTTCGCGTTGCCCGGAATGAAGATAGAATCACCGGGCTTCATAGTGTTGAATGGATACTTCGATTCCCGGGGCTTGAGATGTGAATAGTCAAGCGGAGGAATGGGGACATTGGTTTCAAGTGTGAACTTCATGATCTTTCCTATAGTTACCACGGATAAACTCACCGGCTTCGGGCAGCGAAAGGCAACGGGCGCAAACGGAATCACCGTCAATTAACTTAATACCCGGCCGGCCACAAGCACAGACTGTTATCTGTTTACGATACTTCTTTTGCTTACGGCCGGGCGAGGCCGTACCAATAAGCGCATTCACATTACTTGATCGCCTGTATCCCTTCTCGGACAGCCGCACCGACAACCTCCTTAGCGAAGGTTACTTGGTCGGACTCGGCTGCCTTGATGGTGAATGTGTTTGTGCCGAAGGTGAGCCGGATTTCACCAAAACTCTCCTTCGTGCCGAAACGGGTCGAGGAATATTTAGCCGGGCCGATGGAGATTGTCCGGATTGAGCAGGCTGTGAGGAGTAGGATTGCGGTGAGGATAGCCGAGGTTCTCATTTGGCTTTCTCCCAATGATGACCCGTTGTGCCGAGGTTTTGCTTCTGTTCGAGGCCGGCCTTGATTGCTTGACGCTCCGTCTCGGACGTAACGGAGCAGCCGTGAGCACCAAGCAAGAACAGGCCAGTGACCAGGACACACAAGCACAGCGAGATGGACGTGTTGTCACACATTTCGATTTTCATGCTTACGTTTATTGTATCTGAGCCAAGCTTCGTTGTAATAGATGTATGCGGCCCATTGCAGGTAAGGCACGGGCGATATCATCCGCCAAATGTTTGGTTTAGGAGTTTTCATTTCAATACTTCCTTGGTGAACGGCAACCACGGGCCGTTCCGATCAACGGCATACGTATCGCCGCGGGCGATGTAGCTTGCAATGGATTCCTTATCGAGATTGACACAGGAACTGATGGTGCCGGTCTCGAACCGGGATGTCGGCGCGCCGTACTTCCTCCAGAACGGGGTGTTAGGCAGGTCGGCTGCCGTCTTCGGAACGATCCGCTTGCGCTGGATGTACTTGCCCGGCGGGAGGTCGGTGCGGTAGGTGTCACGTATGTAATGCCGGGGACTTTCATAGGAAATGTTGTGAAACTTCCCACTATGCCAATATTGCACATAGTCCTTGCGCTGAGGAGCCGCGATTTCCTCGGGAGTGAGCAAGCGGTAACCCTCACCGACTTGCTGAACAGTCAACTTGTGTGGGTTGTGACCCGGCGCGATAGGGGAGGGTGTGTACTCGCCCGGCTTGGCCGAGGTGCTGTAGGTTTTGTGTTTGTGGTGTTCATGGCAAGAGCATGGCGTTACCCAAGAATTGCCGTTTTTCCCCCACACTTGAAGAATCTTCTCATTGCGCGGGCCAGCGATTTCCTCGGAAGTGAGGAGCCGATAACCTTCGCCGACATCGGCAATGGTGAGCTTGTTCGGGTTGTGGCCGGGCGCGAGTCGGCGATCTTTCAAGTAGTAATCAGCCGGCTTGTTGGTGCGGATCGTTTCATATTCTGGATTGGTGCTCAAGACCTCCGCAGGCCGAGATCGCCAACGTTTATTAGACTCGTGCCAGAACTCGGCCGGATCAGGCAGCCGCCAGTCGCCGAGGAATACCCTTTGTGCGTTAATCTCTTCCAGAGAGAGTAGCCGATAACCGTGAGCTACCCCAACTTGCTCTTCGGTGAGGTTGTGGTTGTTGTATCCGGCCGCGAGCTTGGGCTTGTTCTCGGCCGGTTTGATATTCAATGCGATGCGGTGAGTGAGGCCGCAGTAGGCGTTGTCGTGAGCTGAAGTTTGTTTAGTCCAACTGCCGCCGTCTATCATAGGCGTGCCCCACCACTCCATGTCAACCGTGATCGGCTCATTGTGACTTACGATTCGGTAGTTGACCGGGTCGAGCTGATCGTAGGTGACACGGGAAGGGTTGTAGGGATGCTCTACAACGTCCGTGCCCTTGTGGAAGGTTCCGTCGATCAGATAGCCGTCGACCTTGACGCCGTCCGGCGAGGACATGTTAACTTTGAGGATATTCATAATTTAACTGGGGATTTATTTCTTCTTGCTGATACGAACGAGACTGCCCGACGGAAGCCGCTTGTAAACTGCACCGGTGCGGGAAATGATAGGCTTTCCATCGAGAACTGGTACCCAGACGATGTGTTTGCCGGCTTGGTCGGTTTTACTGACGTATTCTCCGAGGTAGGAAGTTCGAGGTTTGAGGGAAGACAGGGTGAGAGCAATTTGGCTAGCCATAATGATCCTTAGACGAGGCAGTGGACGGCACTGGAAACACTCCGGACAGCGGTTTCGAGGAACAGCGTCTCCTCGTTCTCGGACCCGTCGTCCTTTTTGAACTTCCGACTCGTGGCGATGCCGAAGTTTGCGATGGCCACTCCCTTGGGCGTGAACCGAAGCTCGGGGTCTCGCGTGAGTCGCCCGCCGATGATGCAGATGTTGACGTTCATGGTTCAGATGGAAGCTCAAAAGGAGTCCTCAATCTCCTCTGCCATGGATTCAGGAATGGACTCCCAGGTGTCGAAGACATTCACGTCGTGCGCGATTTGCTCCGCCTTTCTGATGTCGTCGATCCGGCTGAATAGTTCGGAGGCTACGATGGCCCCGAGGGAGTCCGATCCGGATGGCGGTGTCAGAGTTACGACGCAGCCATTTCGGATGACCACAAATTCACGTCCGTCGATCTTAAGAAGCATCCTACGCGCGTATGGCTCCGACTTGGCGTCTGGCGGATTGGTGTCGATCTCGATCTTCATGTATTCATTCGGTTTTGGTTGGGCTCTACAGTCCTCGCTTGTTCGAAGGCTTTCGGGTGTTCCGGCGGTCGATGGCGTACGGATTGCACGGTGGGCGTTGTTCGGAGACAAGATCCAGTCGAAGTTCCCGGGCGCGGATGGTCTGCTTGAGAGCAGTTACTTCGGCCGAGGCTTCGTAGTAGCTCTTCTGGAGCTTTAGGTAGTTAGCCTCCTGCGCGTCGATAATAGTTCGACGTATGTCTAGGGCGTGGCTAAGCTCCTTGATTCGGAGCAAGGCTTGTTCGAGTTGACGTTTAGTATTCACATGGATATCTCCGAGCCGGCCCGTTCATTGTAGGCCGGCTCATTGAGGATTATGATATTCGTTGGGAGGGTTAATTCGGTGAGTAGACGGAAACAGATGGCCGCTTCTTCCTGTGCGATGAAGCGGATGATTTCGGGGATGACAGAGATGTTGTCCGGATGAAGGAACGAGAACAAACGGAAATCCGATTCGGACAACCAAAACCGCAGGTCCTTGATACCGCCGGCGAATGTAACGGCGAAATCTGAGGGAGCCGGTTGCAGAGATGAATAAGCTACGACCTCGGCCGCCTCGAGGAGGGTAGAAATCTCCGGTGAGAGAGTGGTTAAGTAGAAATCCATACCCTCGTCCGTTGGGGAGGGGAGATTGAGCAAACTCCCGTGCAGAGAGCGAAGGAGCAAGTGGAGGTGGGCAAAGGAATGAGTGGCTATCAGAGCCGACTCATCGAATATCGGCGTGCCGGAACCCGTGCGGCCGATGTGAGCGGAGAGGATATTGTGGGCGAATATTCGATAAGGTGGGAGGTTCATGTCACCATCCATTTCTCAATAGCTTCAGCATCCCGGCAAATGTGGACACAGTTGCCTTCGGCCCGGTTGAGGTGGATTTGAGCTTTCTCGAGCAAAATGCCCATGTGCATTTTGCAGGCCGCATCGAGGAGCAAGACCATGACCGGGCCGTCGTCGTGAGCTGATTCCCAGAACTCGGCCGCGATGAGACGAGGACTCAAATCGGGCCGTGTGTGATTGCGGATAACGGGTTTACGCGAGGTAGTCATAAACGGTATAGTTGGAATAGGACTGATGCCAAGGTGATGACGGCGAGAACGAGAGCAAGGATAATCAAAGAGCCGTCTTTAGGTGTTGAGGATGGCTTCGAGGACCTGTTCATAAGCATTCAGTTCGTCGATTGAGCCATCGGTGAGGACACGAATGGCTGACAGATAAGTTAGCAGTACAACAGAAGACCCGTGAGCCAGTTGATGTGCTATGGCCTTGCGGCTAAGTTGCTTGATTAGGTACAACCGGCGATCCGGCTGCCACTTTGGCGTATTCGGGGATTCCATGAGCGTGAATTAAACGGAAGTTATTTCCGTCCGGCCGGGGCTGGAGACGGCGAGTGAGCCAATACAAAGGTGTCCAGGTTTCTTGCAAAGCGGCAGTAGCTTTTGGTTCAAACGAAGCCAGCCGGCCACCCAACTTCCACCCGGCCGATTCGATGTTCTCCTTTCGGCCGGAAGAAATAGACTTAAACCTGTAGCTCCACTTCTTCAGTATCCACCCATCGGACATAAGAACCCGGGTCTCCGTCTGATCGGTGAAATACTCACCATCGGGCAGGTCACGAATGATTCGAGCTAGTTCTGACCCGTGGGCAGAGAGCTTGGCCATAATGGATGGAAAGGTTAGCTCAACTTGCCGAGTGATGTGTTGGTCCAAGCCACGGCCCGCTGACGGACTTCATCAACTTTCAACTCAGCTAGCTGGATTTCGAGGGAGTGGATGTTGCTGCACTCCTTCTTGACACTGGCGGCTTCGCCAAGCAAAGCGAACCGAACAAGCTCCCGCTTGTGGTAGGCGATGGTGGACTTGAGGGACTGTTCCTTGGTGGGTTGCTGGGGAGGAACCGTGGGATAGATTTCAGGAGTCATGTGTTTTGTCATTTGCGGTTTAGTTGCAGGGTGTAATTAGGCCCACCGGGTGACCGCCACCCAGGAGATCGGGAACCATTCGGATTTCTCAGGGAAGTTCGAAGCGGCGTGCTCGTAAGGGAGGAGTTGATAGTGCGTGGTAGACAAACCGACGATGTAGCCGGCCGTGTTGATGGCCCGGGCATTCCCACCGAGGTTGACGATTTGGTTCACTTTGCCCTCGGCCGGAATGAGTCGGGGCTGAGCCGGCTTAGTGAAGATGAATCCGGAAGGGATTCCTTGAACCTGTTCCGGGATGGTGGGGAGGTCCTTTTCCTTAACATCGGCCGGGAATACGGCCGTGGTCAACGCGCCGGCTTTCTTGATAATACAAGTGGCGAGACGGAGGGCAACGTGGGTGAAGCGGCCCGTGAGAATCTGCGTGTAATTCGAATCGAACGTGGCATTCATATCTCTTAAGCTCCGCTGAGAGGACGGGATTGTCTTCTCAGCAGAGACTAAGAGACCCTTGAATGGGTCTGCTTAGGGTAGGAAATCAGGTTTCGTAACCTTTGTACTTACCGTATGAGGGAGGATTCTCCGGGTCGAGCTTCGCAAGCCGGCGCTCGAGCCGGTGCTTCCGGCGTTTGAGGAATTGATGGGAACCGTGTGCCCGGCTAGAATGGCCGTCGGCTTGGTTGACCGAGACTAACTTAGTCTTCATAGAAGCAGAGTTTGAGGTTGTGTCTGCGGAGAAAACGCTGAAGCCTGCGACCGGTGAGCCGGCCGAATTTGGTGCAACGCTCGGGAGACAGCCAAGCGTAACCATAGCCAGCATTCCGGCCGCGGTAAGTAATGATAGAGACGCCGGCTTCAGTCACGGCATCAACAATTCCGCAGGCCGGGACATCAGAAGGACAATCAAAGAAATTGCCCGGATACTCTCGCCGGTCAATTCTGATAAGATCACCGAAGCGTAGCTTTTTCATAGTGGAAAGTCACATTCTTGATCCACCTACCGTGGCCGACCGGATCAGTGGATTTGGGACAATATCTGTCTGCCAGGAATGGGATGAATGGGGACTTGCCATCCCATAACTTCAAGCGGTTGGTTATCGTCCTGATACAGACTCGCCGCGGGTCGGCCGTGCGAATGCTTTTGATCCCGTACGGATAGCGGGTTTTGTGCCCGCCTTCGGCGATGAAGATGGCATTCGCCAGAGCGTTAACGTTAACATCGGCCGCCTGTATGTTAGCGGCCAACAGGAGGAAAATAATGGCTCGTTTCATTGGAAAGCGAGGTGACAAATGAATACCTCGTCCGGCGCGTGCCGAGGTTTGCAGTTAGGGGCTTTTCGCACCCAGTGGTGAGTTTTTTCAATTTCGATGCAGCGGGAGCAGACTGCATAGCCGCCCGCTGCGAAGACAGAAGCCCGGTTGCCACACTCACATAGATAATGGGAGGCCGGATATTTTTTGTTAGAGGGTCTCATTGAGTAATGAGCTTGGGATGTTTGAAGATAACCTGGGAAGAAAGTAAGATAACTTCTTCTGTTTCGTACCGTTTTAACTTGCAGCGCAAGGCGGAGAAGATGAACATTAGTTCCTCCCTTGTGAACCAAGAGAGGAGTTGCTCTTTGCCGCTGAAGCCAAACCCGGCCCGGAGTCTCACGAATTTCTGGACCTCATGGTCGAAGGCTTCATAAAGCGGGTCACCCCAAGGCGAGCTTTGATGCGGCTGGCCGCGCATGGGATTATAGCCGAAAATGGCTTCGAACTCCTCTTTCTGCTCAAACGTCAGGCCTCGATAGAAGCCGAGGCCATTCGGATGCTCAATCCTATAGACCTTCATAGGAATTAAAGGCGTTCGGTGACGATTTGCCAGCGTTCCGTGGAGAAGTAAATCCGATGACACAACTCACCGAATGCCCGGCGAGCTTCGTCATGCTTGAAATCGTATTGGGCAATGAACATTCCAAGCGGCTCGCCGGTGACTTCATCTAGCTGCGTCCAGCAACAATGAATCCACAACGGCCGCGAGTTGATACCGGCATTAGGGACATTGTTGTAAGTATTCGTGAAACGAACAATTCTCTGTTCAATGGGAGTAATCATACCCTGAAACGGCCGGTTCGACGAGTTATTCGCCGCCCGGCCGTGTCAAGACACGAAAAAACCTAGAAGCGGAGGTAGCTCCCGCTTCTAGGTAGTTATGGTTAACCTTCACTTCGATAATGAGCCGTTTCGTCCACTCGCGGATATTCGATTTCATCCGCCTGCATGGCTAAATCGGCTTCGGCGAGAAGTCGGTCAGCTTCATCAAGCTTTTCCTGTCGGGCATCGGAGATGACGCAAGCGATTGCCATGATATTGATGCGGTCAAGTTTTCCATCATCACGCAAGTAAACAAGGTCAGGCCCTTCGAGCATGATCTCGTCTGTGCGGACACTATTCGGGCGATTTTTGATATAAATATGCATAAGTAGTGGCGCCCGCCGTTGTTAACAGCGGGCGCTCTATTGCCAATTTTCGACGGTGCTGGCCTCACGTATGCCGTTTTAACGTCATGACACTAGACGAAAGATTAACCGTGTAGCCAACCGGCTTCCTTCCGGCTCTCATGAGCCGCTAGGAGTTTCTTGGTTCTGGCCGGGAGGGCAATGACAGGCTTTTGCCCCGCCGGCCGGGGACGCATGTGCATCATAGAGTCCCCGTGGTTGATGAGTTTCTTGTAAGAAACTTTCGCCCGCTTGACCTGAGACTTGGTGGGCACCCAGAGTCCGGTGGAATACTTCTCTTCTCGCTCGCTGGCGGTGAGCCGAGTTTCGATGCCCAATCTCCAGCAGGCTTTCCTGAGGGCGAGGATTGTGGCCTCAGACATGGGCTGAGGTGGATTATCGTACTTCATAAGTGGTCCCTGATAACTCCCGGCCGGGCTTAATTGCCCGCCGTGAGTCTGCAAGGATCAAGTGGGAAAGGGCCGATAATGGAGGTTTCCCGTGGTGAAGCTTTGATAATGGCTCTCCAAGAAGAAACACCCATTTAGACAGGAAAGAAAAACAAAGCTAGGCCGATAATGGAGACTAAGCACCTAACTGCAACCCCCTCCGGGGTCCTAGCGGATGACACAAAACAGTCGGCACGAGCAGGCTAGCAGGAACCAAGGGAAGACTTTAAACCCGGGTAAATCCGGGCTTGGACTAAGCTAGCGGTCCGGCGCGGGCGGTAGGCTGTTTCTCACCCACGCGGAAGTGGCATTGGCGCGACTGGCAATCTTCTAAGCAAGGTGTGAAGCTGTCACCTTCTATCCTTGCCGGTTAGGCTTTCATCTAGAGCTTTGCTCTGCCCCCTTTCGGGGGCATGCACATACATTAGGCGTTGTTCATCTCCGCCGTGGTAACCATCGCATCGGGGTCGGCTTGTTCCGGTGCAACTTCCGGCTCGCCGCTATCCGGCGCTGGGGCGGGTGCTTCCGGCTTGGGGGAACTTTCGCCCCTTGCCGCTCGCCGCTTTGCCCACGCCTGACAAATCCCGGAACAATCCACCCGGGGAGGGAGAACGCCAAGCTTGTCGGCTTGCGAGAGGACAAGTTCCGCGAAGTGCAGCACAAGCGTCGCCGCATTGTGCCCACCTGTGAATTTGTATTCAGGACCCTTGAAGGTCCCCGCCGCCTTGTCGCCCTTGCCTTTCAGCTTCAAGCTTCCCCAGCCGCCCGTGCCGGAGGCTTCTTTAAGCAAAGCCCCAATTTCGGCTTGGCAGTAGCCTTGAAACGCCTTCGCTTCGGCCCCGTCAAGTCCGGTGTGCACAACGGAAAGGATCGTTTCAACTGTCCAATTAACTTTAGCCATGATTTGCGCTGCCCGCTCTACGGTGGCCGGATCATCCGGAGAAGTCGCACCATCGAACGGGGCAGAGCAAAGCTCTAGACTGCATCCTAACCCTTCTGATATGACCGGCGACTTGGAGCCTCTTTCAGACTCCAACAGTGACAGGGGCCGCTCCTACAGGCGCACGTTACTGCGCCAGACTCACGACTACCTGCCCGCGCCGAGTTGTCAAACAACGCCCACACGGGGCACGCTACCAGGGAAGCACGGCCCGTTCCTCTATCGTTACCGCCCGTAACTCCTTCTCTCCCAACGGTTTAACTTCTTCCCATTTCTGGGATTCTGTAAGGTTTCCCGACACTCGCCGCCGGAATCCTTTACACTCTACCTACCCCCTTCCCGCTCAACGCTTTACGTTGTAAATTTCTCCGACATACCCTTGTCGTTTTTCTTTACACTTTCCTACTCACTCTTTCTCTACCTTGTAATCCCCCCTCCCAGAGGGCATTCCGAATTATCACTACTTACCACTAGTGACTCTGCCGTGTGTTTTGAGTGATATTTACACAAACATGAAGGAAAAAACCAGTGGTAAGCTCAGTGATAATTCCTTCCAGCCCCAACAACTTCCGATTCTCTACCCCCACTCACTCCCATTCCTACCCTGCATTTGCAATCCCTCCGCCCATCCGGCCCGTGAAATCCCCACTCATGCAGTAGGTGGGTAGAGTTTCCCGCCCGCCGTCGCCCGCTATTCCCCACCCACCCACTAGCTTCATAGACAATCCCCCCGGGGAAGCGGAATGAGCGGCGGCGAAGTGGGGGTGGGGTGTAAAATGAAAAGACGAAGGACACACTGAACCCCTCTCGAATTTTTGCGCAAATTTACATCTCCTTATCACTGCCATTATCACTCAGGTATTTTAAGCTTTTATAAGAATATCTTGGATAATGATGCTAATGCTGGTGGATAACACGGCCGCCCACAGAACTGGCTCGCGCCAACCGCGCACTTTAACGATAAAGTTGAAGGAATAAAGTAGGGTTAATGTAACTCTCGGCACGGCCCGTGCTTTATCGTTAAAATGAACTTCGAGTTTGAGACTGAGGTAAAGCCTATTGAAAGACTATTGCCCGAGCAGATAGAAGCGGCCGGCCCGGCCCTAAGCCAAGACCCGGCCGCGCTTGCCGCTGCATTAAATACGACGCCAGAAGCGGTTGAGCTTTCCAGGGCCGAAGGGGAACTGATGTCTTCCCCTTTCGACAGTAAAGATGTGACGATGGCAAAAGGTATGTTAATCGCCCTTGCTACTATGGGTTCAACCGAAGCCATCCGCTTCCGGGCCGCCTGCAAGATTATTGATAGCGCGACTGTCTCCGCGCCCGAGAAACTCCGGGCAAAACTTGGCGTTGACAAACACACCACGATCAACAACATTATCGTAGCGGCCAACAAAGCCCGGGAACTTTCTGACCGTCAATGAACCTAAAACCTTTCGAGTGGGCAGATGAAGTTGACCAAAAGGAATTGCTCAGCAAACTTCCGGCCGGCACGTCACACGCAACCCCAGAAAGCCCCCGGGCCCCCAAGCTTCCGGAAGCCCCGCCGAGTGATAATTCACTTTCGCCCACAAAAGCCCGTATCGAGTTTGCTCCACTCTTCGGTCTCCGTCATCTAGTGGATGTCTGGTATTTCATCAACCCGGATATCCCACTTTATCCCTGGCAGAAAGAAGAACTCTATCGCTTGTCCGGCTACACCACCGGTTCTCCCAACGGCCCGCGTGAACACTTCTCTCCTTCCAATCCTTTCCTCGCTTCTTACGTCTGTGCCAACGGTAGCGGCAAAGATAAGGTAATCATCTCTACCCTCGCCGTCGGACTACCCCTCCTTTACAAAGGTGTTTACGTCGTAATCACTTCCGCTTCCTTCAAACAGCTCAAAGACCAAACCGAACTCCACATCACCAATGCAATCAAAAAGCTTAACGCTAAGTTCCGGGAAGCCGGCGCTGCCGCCGACCTCTTCGACATTGTCAGCTTCCATTATCGCTGCCCGTCGCGCGGCGCCGAAATTGTTCTCTTTGCTACGGACGAATCCGGCAAAGCCGAAGGCTGGCACCCAATAGAAATCCCGGGCCAATTGGTCCTAATCATCAACGAGGCCAAGTCCATCGCCAGCGACATTTTCTCCGCACTTGACCGTTGCTGGGGCTATTCTCACTGGGTGGAGATTTCCTCACCGGGCCACCGCTCGGGTCTGTTCTATCGGAACTATCGCTCCTCGATCCGCTATCCGGACCTGCCGAAACCCTTCAAGTATTTCTCTCGCCGGGTCGACGCAACGCAGTGCCCGCATATCACCGATGGCAACCAACGCCTGATGGTTGACAAACACGGCGAGTTTTCCTTCATTGTCCAGACTTCCCTACGAGCCAACTTTTGGGAAGAGGAAGAGGGTGTTGTCATCCCGGCCGGCATGGTTGATGATTGCGAAGACGTGTCTCCGAAAGATGAAACGCTTGGCTTCGGCCTAGACTGTGCGGCCGGCGGGGATGAAACGGTTCTCGTTGTCCGCCGGGGCAATCGTATATTGGACCTATTCCCCTTTATCCAGAAGGACACTAGTCTGGCCTCCTCGATGATTGACGAACGGCTTGATGCCTACCGTTACGAAAAGGATTACGTCTTCAATCTGGACGACGGTGGTGTCGGCCGGGCATTCGGAGATAACCTAAAGAAACTCGGCTGGAACTTCATTCGTCGCCACAATCAATCGGCCGCCTTCACGCCGGCCGAGTTCGGTAATCTCGGTGCCGAGATGTGGTGGCATGTTCGTGATCTTTTCCAGGCAAGGAAGATCATCAAGCCTAAAGATGAAGTTCTCTACACCCAACTGATTACAAGAAAATTAGACGTTTCCGAAGGTCTCGGCAAGAAGAAGCTGGCCAGCAAAAAGCGCATTAAGGAAAACGGCGGCTCCAGCCCTGACCGGGCCGATGCATTCATCTTGGCTTTCTGGTCCTACAAACCCAACCTATCCGTAAAGGCCCCGGCCAGACAGGAGGAGCCTTTCTCCGACTTGTCCGATTTCCCTGCTATGGACTACAAGCAACTAGCTGCTTTCCTCAAACGTCATCCCAACATTTTCGGCAAAGCTCCCACAGTTAAACCCACCGGCACCTATACTTGCCAAACGATATGACAGATCAACCAGTCCTCATCGGTAATACTACACAGGTTCAGCAGGATGTCAAAGCTCCTGAGGTTCCGTTTGACTATCAGAAAGAGTTCGAAGTCTTCGACTCCCTCTGGCGAGAGTCTGAAGTCGAGCGGCAGGCGTGTGCCTTCCGCCGGGAATTGCGCCGGCACAAAAAGAATGTGGCCGAGCTAAGGGCTCAGAAAATCCTGATGGCCGATGAGACCATCATCCCCGACCGGACCATCGAGCAAAACATTGCCAACAAGAAACCGCCGTTCATTGCCTTCATTGAGCAGCCGCAGACTACCATCTCGTTCATTGACTCGGCCAATCCGGCGGCCGATTTTTCACCCGAGGCAAAATGGGTGACTGATATCCTCCGCTACCAGTCTTGGAAAAGTCCTTGGCTTCTGAACCTCGATGCCATGTTGCTACACGGCGCGAGCTTCATGGAAGTAGTCTTTGACGATTCCTCCACCGGCAAGTTCTCGATTGAGTACATCCGGCGCGATTGCATGGTGATGCCTAAGAACACCCGCTGCATCCAACATTGCACACGGCTCGCCCGTATGTACGAGATTACCAAAGCCCAGCTGCAAACCTTCGTTGCGAAGTATGGCTTTGACGCGGGCGTCGTCAAGAAGATCACGGATTTCTACAAGGACAAGACTGAATTTATCCGGGTCTTCAAATACTTCCTCAAGAATGACGCCGGCCAAGTGTTTGTCTCCTGGGTCTGTATGGCCGAGGTCTCTGTCCAAACTTGGCTCAAGCCGCCCGAGCCTTATTACATCGGCGAGTTTGCCCTTCAGCCCACGCCGATTCCCGGTATCCCTCCCACGATTACGCCGATTCAAACTTCCATTATTCCCATTTTCGACTTCCCAGCCACTTACGAAGAAGATGAAACTATCCTCCAAGTGCAAGGCCAAGCGGCCCTGTCCATCCACATTCAAGAAGCCCTCACCGGCCTTTACTCCGCTACAGTGAACGGCGCCATCCGAGCGGCCGGGTTGTATGCTACCGAAGTTCCCACCCCAGGCAACGAGCGGCCGTCTGACAAAGAGCTTATCCCTCTCAAGTCCGGCTATATTCTCAGTGGCAATCTTACTTTCGCCACTCTCCCTTGGCCGAATAACATTGCTCTCCAGATTGCCCAGGCTTTGTCCGTGAGAAATGCCCAGCAATCCGGCCAGACGGACTTCGCGGCTATGTCCCGGCAAGACACGGCCAAACGGGCAACCGAGATTGTCGCGGCCAAGGAGGAGTCAGACAAGCTTCAGTCAACTACCATTTCACTCTGGTCCGAGAAATCTCTGGCTGTTTTCGAAACGGTCTGGAGCATCATCAAGAATCAGATAAAGATAGGAGCCTTGATCCCTCCGCAGGGGCTAAGGATCCAAGAACTCTTCTCCCCTACCATCACGGTCG